GCGCGGCTGACATTCGCAGTCGCCACCTGTTTTGCGCCTGAGATCCTCCTGATGGACGAATGGCTGCTGGCCGGCGATGCGAGCTTTCGGGAAAAGGGAAAGAAACGCATCTCATCCTTCATCGAACGGGCCAGCATTCTGGTGATGGCGTCGCACAGCAACGAGACCTGCCGTCAATGGTGCAACAAAGCGGTATGGTTGGAGCGGGGGGAAATTCGCCTGCAAGGCGACATCAACAGCGTGATCGGCGCCTATGAAAATGAGACAGCCGGCGCCCCCCGCGCCGAACCGGCGTCGCCCTAGATCCGGTTGAGCAACGCGCCCCAGTAAAGAGCGACCGTCTCGATCAGATTTTGACGATAAACTCCGGATTGCCAGAGCAGATAAAGGCGCCTCGGGGACGAAGCTTGCCTGGCTTTTGCGAACGTCTCGAAGGCTAATCTATTTTCCATCGCCAGAGGGGTATTCACTGCCCTGAGCGCCGCTAGATTCGTCTCGTTCCAGTTCGAAAACCGGTGACCCAGAAAGCCGCGGAGCCTGCGCAGCCCGGCGCGCCAGCCGGCGTTGGAGCCGATCAGATTCTGTCCATGCTGCCGATACTTGAGGCTCGGCCATGAGTCGTAATGCGCGAGCCCACCCACGCCGGTTATTACCTGGTAGCTCCACCAATCATGCGAGACCGGCTGTGCCTGCGCGGCTCCCGCCAGCACCTGATGCGCCGCCTTGTTCAGCACCATGGTATTTCCGCCACCGATGTTCTGCACCAGTGCATTTCGGAACACGGGCGGACGCGAAAAAAGCGGAGAAAATCCGAGAAACTGGCCGTCCTCACTGATCAGCATCGTCCTGGAAAAATATAAGGCCGGCCGGCCGGCCGGAACCGATTGCAACCACGCAATCGCCCGCGCCAGCTTTTCTTTCATCCAGACATCGTCCTGATCGCTGAAAGCGAAATAGTCGCCTTCCGCCGAATGACGGCGAATCATCGACAGGAAATTTTGGCAATGGCCTTGGGCCGGGCCCTGCAAGATAGTGACGGGCTGCGGGATGGTCCGGGCGAAGCTCCGGACAATCTCCATCGTGTCGTCGACGGAGCCATCGTCCGACACCACCAGTTCCCAATCCTGATGGGTCTGTGCGGCGTAGGAAGCCAATTGCTCTCTGAGAAACGCACCGCCATTGAGGGTGGCGAGCAGAATAACGACCTTTTGCCCTGCCATCGATCTTGCGCGAACGCCCGCCCCCTGGTTCTCAAACCGGCTTACGCGATTTGCAGAACTTTGCAACCTTTGATAGAAACTGTTTTTTCGCAGGCTATCTGTTAGTCAGCCCTTTTTGCTGCGCTCCGGGAAAGACACCATGTTATCGCTGCTGCGCATTGTGGAGCAGAACTCCCCAGGGAGGAGAGCCGCCGCGGTTCTGGTCCCCTCCGACTCGTCACACGACGGTCATTCGCTCCAGTCGCTCGCCGGGAAAATATTTCAGAAGGTCTCTTGGGCCGGGCTGCCTCACAACGGTCGAGCCGCGAAGAATGTATATGTCGCCGGTATGCTGGCAGCGCCATTCGCCCTCGCCCGACAGCGGCAGTTCGATTTTTTCCCCAAACGCGCTCACCCATCCCACCTGTCGCGCGGGCGTTCCGACCATCATCGACCAGTCCTTCGAGGATTTGGTCAGCGTGGCGCCCGCCGCCAGGAAGGTGCCGACGCCACAAGTGACGTCTGGCACGACAGTCGAATTGGCCCCGAGCGTGGTCCCGGTCTTGACCAGAGTCTTGCGGAAAACCGCGTGACGATTCACTGCCGCGCGGGGAAACGAAATATGGGTGAAGACCATATAGGGCGCGCAGAACACGAAGTCTTCCAGTTCAACATGGGAAAAAATGGAAACCGAATTCCCCAGCCGGCAAGCGTTTCCAACGATGGCATTGCGCTCGACGTAGGTGTTCTGCCCAAGACTGCAATTTTCGCCAATCACCGCGCCCGGTGCGACGTGAGAAAAATACCAGATTTTAGTAAAATTGCCTACTTTGGCCCCACGCTCGACAACGGCGCTCGAATGGATGAACGGTGCCGGATCATCGGCTTTCCGGGAGTCTTCCAGTTGTGCGTTGCGCATAATTCCTCCCGCCCTTCGGGAAATCTTCCAATAACCCTGCGAGGAAACGAGGGCGGCGCACCCGGCGCCTTATTTCTGACGAGGCTCAACATCTATAGGAAGAAAAGACTTCGGAGATCAAGCGGGACCCGAGGCGAATCGACAGGGGCATCGTCGTTGAAATTGCATCACTTTCCCACCGCCTGCGTTTGTGCCGTTCGCGGGATGCGCCGCCCACGCCTCGCGCTGGGACGCGCATGATGGATCAATCCTCAACCGCCGACGCGGCACTTGCAAATCCCGTCTTGTTCAGTCCCTGGCAGGCGTTGCGGGAAAATGCCGGCCTCGGTCTCCTGATGATCGTTCACCTGCTGGTGTGCAGTGCGTCGTTGATCCTCGTCGCGACGATCCGATTTCACGCCAGCTATAATGCGACCACCTTCCATATTTTCTTTGATCCGGCGCGCGCGCCGCTGGCAATCGCGGTGATCGTCGCCTTTGCGCTGATCGCGCCCTTGTTTTCGATTGCCCGTTTCAGCTTTGGCTATTTTGCGGCCTTCTACGCCTACACGATGATCGCAGGCTACCTCTGGCTGAATATTTTCTCTGATTTGCCCTATGACCACGTGCTGGCGGGCTTCTCGGCCGCGGCTTCTGCCATAGCATTTCTTCTGCCGGCGCTATTTGTGACCGCGCCCGTTCGGCCGCGATTTACGTTGTCGACGAAGGCATTCGACCGCCTGCTCTGGATCATGCTGGGGATCAGCGCCATTGCCGTCGCACTTGGCATGCGCCTCAACTTTCATATCGTTTCCTTCGAAGACATGCCGGAGGCCCGCGAGGCCATCCTACGGCCAAGCTGGCTCAATTATTGGCTCGGCATTGTGGGAAGCAGTTTATTGCCCTTCCTCTTTGCCGGATTCGTCACGCGACGGCGCTATTGGGGCGCGGCAATCACACTGATCCTGCTGCTACTGCTTTTTCCCGTGACCGCGACCAAAATGGCGTTGTTCACCCCGCTCTGGCTGATCGCCATTCTATGGCTCTCGCGGCTGGTCGAGGCACGAAAGGCGGTGATTCTGACGCTGCTTGTGCCAATCCTCGCCGGGATGCTGCTGCTGCTCATTATTGGGCAACCGGCCGGAATGCCGTTCTCGGTGATCAATTTCCGGATGATCGCGATCCCATCGCTGGCCATGGATGTCTACAACCATTATTTCGCCAGCCATCCACTGACTCACTTCTGCCATCTGTCGGTCTTGAAACACCTCGTTCCCTGCCCTTATGCGGACGACCTGTCTACGGTCATGGAAAGGGCCTACGGGCTTGGCTATTTCAATGCGTCGCTGTTTGCGACGGCCGGGGTCGCTGCGGTAGGCCCTTGGTTCGCGCCACTCAGCGCGCTGGTATCGGGCCTGATTGTCGCGATCGGTAACCAGACCTCGGCGCACCTGCCCGCGCGCTTTGTCCTGGTCTCCGGCGCCATTCTGCCGCAAATTCTGCTCAACGTACCATTGACGACCGCTATGGTGACGCATGGCATGGCTCTGCTTTTTGCGCTGTGGTACGTGACGCCGCGCTCGATTTTCGAGAGCGATGACCAGGAAAGCCGTTCCGCTCGCCGGTCGCTATTGACGGCTCTCATGCCGGCAATTACCACTCCGCCAGCCGAGCAATCGGCCTAAGACAACCTGCTGGATTGCGGCCGGATCGGGGTCTAGGCCCTCAGAACCCTTGACGCGGACACGACGAAAAAGACACGAGGCAAGACGGAACACCTCATGCGGAGTGTCTTGATCACCGGCGGCGCCGGCTTCATCGGTCAAAATCTGGTGCACGCCTGGCGGGCGGCGCGACCCGATGATCGCATCGTTGTTCTCGATGCCATGACCTACGCGGCCAATATCCGAAGTCTCCAGCCATTGATCGCCGATCGGCAGATCACCTTCGAAAAAGGCGACATCCGCGACGTCGCTTTGGTGGAGCGGCTATTTGGCGAACACGCCTTCACCCGGGTCGCGCATTTGGCAGCAGAGTCCCACGTGGATCGATCGATCGCAGATCCCGAAGCCTTTCTGCAGACCAATATTTTCGGAACCTTCACGCTATTGAACACGGCGCTCAAATATTGGCGCGCGGCTGATATGATGGAGCAGGCCCGCTTCCTGCATGTTTCGACCGACGAGGTCTATGGCTCGCTTTTGGCCGATGATCCCGCCTTCTGCGAGACCTCGCCCTACCGTCCGAACTCCCCCTATGCGGCGAGCAAGGCCGGAAGCGATCATCTGGTCCGTGCCTATGCCACCACCTACGGCCTTCCGGCGCTGATCACCAATTGCTCCAACAATTACGGCCCCTACCAGCATCCGGAGAAGCTGATCCCGTTGATGATCCTCCATGCGCTGGAAGGCAAGCCGCTGCCCATCTACGGCAATGGCTCCAACATCCGTGACTGGCTGCACGTCTCGGATCATTGTCGGGCGTTGTTGCAGGTAATCGAACGGGGCCAGCCCGGACAAACCTACAATGTCGGCGGCGGCAGCGAGCGCACCAACCGCGATGTCGTCGAGCTGATCTGCGAGACGCTAGACAAGGCGTTCGCTGATGTGCCCGGCCTCGCTACGCGCTTTCCAGAATGCCCGGCTGCGAAGGGCCAATCCTGCCGTTCGCTAATCACCTACGTAACGGATCGACCGGGCCATGATCATCGTTACGCCATCGACGCCACAAAGCTTAGCCACGAGCTCGACCATCGATGCAGCGTGGATTTTGATGGTGGGCTAGGCCACACGATCCGCTGGTATCTTGAGCACCAGGAATGGTGGCGCGAGGTGACCAGTGGCGCCTATCAGGCGTGGATCAAGCAGAACTACGCCTTCCGAAAAGCGGTGTAGAGTCGATGAGGATTCTTATCCTCAATGCAGATTACCCGCGGTTTCTGACCTGGCTGTATCAGCGCCATCCGGGACTCAAAACTGCATCCTATGCCGCGCAAATGGCGGTTCGAAATGCTAGCTTGTTTGGAGTCGCCGATTTTTACTCCAAGAATTTTTCAGCGCTAGGTCATCCAGCCGCCGAAATCCACGTCAACAACCCCTGGCTTCAAGGAGCGTGGGCACGCGAACACGGAATGGCCGTTGAAACGTCGGACATTCCGGACAACATTAGCTCAACCGATCAAATCCCCGGCTGGCTGCAGCGAACTGTTGCGCCCTTCAAGCCCCTGCTTCGACCGCTGGCAAGAAGGTTTGGCCTAAGTCCTCGTCTGGACGTCAATGCCGAGCAAATTCTCCTCGCCCAAATAGAGAGTTTCAAGCCGGATCTGATACTCAATCAGGATATCTTTCACATCGACACACGGCTGGTAAGTCGTCTGAAGCGGATAGGCAGGCCGATCGTCATAGGACAGGTCGGCATAGCCCCGTCGCTGGGACAGGATTGGTCCGTCTACGATCTGATGATTTCGCAGCTGCGTTTGACAGTAAATGCCTTCAGACGAAAGGGCATCCGGGCTGAAGTCAGCCATCTCGGATTCGAGCCTGCTGTCCTGGAGATGTTACCGCCAGCTCCCACCAAGGATACAGACATATCATTTGTCGGGACTGTATCGGCTGACCATCAACAACGCATCGCGTTGCTGGAAGCCGTTGCCAAATGTTACGAACTGAAGTTATGGGCTAAACCGCCGAGATCGCTACCTGCTTCCTCACCTCTTCATAGATGCTTCCAAGGCGAGGTATGGGGCGCAGAAATGTATCAAACTCTTCGACGATCCCACATCACGCTCAATTCGCATATCGATATGGCGGGCAAAGAGGCTGGCAACGCGCGATTGTTCGAGGCCACCGGCGTCGGCACACTGCTACTGACGGATCTCAAGGATAATCTTCATACGCTCTTCGCGCCCGATCGCGAGGTCGTGGCTTGGCACTCGATCGACGATTGCCTTGCCCAAATCGACCAGTATCTGTCGGACGAGATGGCGCGCAAGACGGTCGCCGCCGCGGGCCGGGAAAGGACTCTGAGTTCGCATACCTATCGTCATCGCGTTGCCGAGATCCTCGGCTACGTCGAACAGTTGTGATATGCATGCTGGCTTGACCTCGCTGGTCAAAACAGCCAAATTGCGCCGACTTTTCAGTCGCTTCTCCGAAACACGTCACCCGCGACGGTATCCAGCATGAATGGCGTTGAGCATTGCCGCTTCAATGATGAACTCTACGCGATCATCGTTCGCGGAACATTTCGTGAGCCGGGCATTACCTTCTTCTCGCCGCCCGAGCTATCGCAGCAGCTTGCCTACATGAACCACCCCGAGGGCAAGAGCATTCCGCCCCACCGGCACAACAAGGTGACCCGTGAGGTTCACTATACGCAGGAAGTTTTGGTGATCCGAAACGGAAAGCTGCAGGTCGACTTCTATACCGAAGCTGAGGAATATTTAGAGAGCCGAATTCTCAACGCCGGCGACGTCATTCTGCTCTGCGGCGGCGCTCACGGTTTTCAGGTCCTGGCCCCTCTGGAGATGATAGAAATAAAGCAGGGGCCATACGCGGGCGAGAACGACAAGACTCGCTTTCCCGAAGCGCCAACCTCCACAAAGCAGGTCAAGGGTCCGATTTCGTGAGTCAAGACTTCATTCCGGTCAATACTCCCCTGCTTGACGGGAACGAAGCTGCTTATCTCGGCGAATGCGTGCAAACTGGCTGGATTTCTTCCGAAGGTCCTTTTATCGAGCGCTTTGAACATCAAATGGCGCACATTGCCGGGCGGCGCTTTGGAATTGCAGTCAGCAACGGATCGGTAGCGTTAGACATTGCGATCCACTCCCTGGATCTCGCTCCCGGTGATGAGGTCATTCTCCCAACTTTCACGATCATTAGCTGTGCCGCGGCTATTGTGCGCGCCGGCCTCGTGCCCGTGGTGGTGGATTGCGATCCCGACACCTGGAATATGACCGCTGATGGGGTTGAGGCGGCCATTACACCGAGAACCCGGGCTATTATGCTGGTCCACATTTACGGCCTGCCGGTGGACCTCCAGCCAATCCTGGAGCTTGCACAACGATACAATTTGCGGATTGTCGAAGACGCAGCCGAGATGCACGGACAGACGTATCGCGGGCGGCCATGCGGCAGCTTCGGTGACGTCAGCACGTTCAGTTTTTATCCGAACAAGCACATAACAACCGGCGAAGGCGGGATGCTTCTGACGGACGACGAGGCGCTCGCACGACGTTTGCGTGATCTGCGCAATCTCTGCTTTCAGGCGGGCCGCCGCTTTGTGCATGAAGAACTCGGCTGGAATGCGCGAATGAGCAATCTTCAGGCGGCGTTGGGTGTGGCGCAGGCAGAGCGCCTTGATTCGAAGATTGCGATAAAACGCCGCAACGGCCAGCTCTACGACACGCTGCTCGAAAACCTTGATTCCATTCAACGTCCGGTGGCCCGGACGAACTACGCTGATAATATTTATTGGGTCTATGGCGTGGTGTTAAAAGACGGCGTTCCGTTCGATGCAAAGGAAGCCATGCGGCGGCTTTCAGAAAAAGGTATCGGCACCCGACCGTTCTTCTGGTGCATGCATGAACAACCGGTATTCCGAAAGGCGGGACTTTTTGCCGATGATCATCACCCCGCTGCTGAACGCATCGCCCGACGGGGTTTTTATCTCCCGAGTGGGCTCTCGCTGACGGAGGAGCAAATTGCCCGTTCCGCGCAGGCGTTGAGAGAGGTCCTCGCGTGACCGCATTCAAGCAATACGCGCCTTGGTACGATCTACTTTATCGAGATAAGGATTATGCGTCGGAAGCCGTTTTCGTAGCCGACCATCTGCGAGGGCATGGTGCCCACAAAGGGGCGTTGCTCGATCTAGGCTGCGGTACGGGGGCGCACGCACTGGAGTTTGTCCGAAGAGGTTGGCATGTCACGGGAGTCGATCTGAGCGCAGACATGATTAGCCTCGCGACCGAAAGAACTGCCGGTGACCCCCGCGTAAGGTTTCGTCAAGGAGACATATGCAAGCCTGGGGAGGAGCGCGATTTCGATGCCGCAATCTCCTTGTTTCATGTCGCGAGTTATCAGACGAGCCCGATCCGGCTCCAAAATATGCTCATGACCGCCAGTGCAGCTCTGAAGCCGGGCGGCATTCTGTTGTTTGATTATTGGTATGGCGGCGCCGTTCTCGCCCAGGGACTCGAGACAAGGGTCAAGGTCGTGGAGGACGGCCAGCTGCGCGTTACCCGCATTGCCCAAGCTGATCACGACGAGTCTCGCGCCCGCGTGCAGGTCAACTACACCTTGTTTTGCGAAGATACGCGCACCTCCGCCATACGGCGGATCGAAGAAGCCCATCAACTTCGCTACTGGTTTCCTTTCGAGATAGAACCATTGCTTTGTAATGCAGGATTTGAGGTATTGGGGAATTTTGGCTGGCTTACAAACGAGCCTCCGACGTCATCCGTCTGGGCCGCCTATTGCGTCGCCAAGAAAGTTGGCTTGCCGTGAGGCCGTTTCGCGTCGGCATTATTCTCGAACAGCATCTGGAAGTCGGCGGCGGATTCCAGCAACCTCTCAACGATCTCTTGTGGTTTCGAGAATGGGCGACTGTTAATGCCGTGGAAATTGTGGTGTTCACACCGCATCTCCAAAATGTTGCCGCCCTCTCGGATTTTGGAATTGACGCCAAACAACTAGCGGCGGGATTCGTCGATCGCGTTGCTTTGCTAATGAAATATTTCAGACCGTTCGATCTGCTGCAGTTCAGCCTTCGAATGCGCGCGCCGTATGAAAGAAATCTTCTGAAGCACGACATCGATCTGGTCTATTTCACAACCACATCGAACTGGCATCTTCTGCTCTACCAGCTTCCCTTTGTGATCACGATTTTCGACGGCTGCCATCGGGATTCCCCGGAATTTGGCGAGGTTCGAGAATTCGGCGAGTTCGAGCGCAGGGAGATTCTGTTCCGTAGCGCGAGCACGAAGGCTGCGTTCGTCGTCACCAATGCCGATGAACTCGTGGAAACATTGGCAAGACGCTATGCCGTACAGCCAGATCGCGTAGTCTGCATTCCATTTTCCGCCTCCGCCTATATTGATCAACCGGCAAGCGGTGCTGACCGGAACGACAGTGAGATTCTTCGACGATACGATCTCGATCCAGGGTATCTCTTCTATCCCGCCCAGTTCTGGTCGCATAAGAATCACGCGACACTGCTGAGAGCTCTGGTCCTACTACGCGATCAAGGCTTGAAAAAAAGGCTCGTGCTTTGCGGATCCGACCGCGGCATGCGCGATCACATTGAAAAAATGATCTTGCGCCTTCAGCTTGGCGGGCAAGTTAGAATTCTTGGTTTTGTTCCTTCAACTGATTTGGGCGCTCTTTATCGCGGCGCCCACGCGTTGGTAATGCCGACTTATTTCGGTCCCACCAACTTGCCTCCCCTGGAGGCTTGGACGACAGGAACGCCTGTGGTCTATCCAGAAGCATTCAAGTCACAGGTCGGCGACGCCGCCCTTCTTTTTGATTATGATCGCCCGGATTCGCTGGCCGAAGCGATCCTGAAACTCGAGGACGCAGAACTACGACTGCGTTTGAAGCTCTCCGGCGCCAAGCGGCTGGAATATTTCAATGCAAGGGTCCAGGCTGGGCGTCAGCAATTTGCGCTTCAGCTGGAGCGGCTCAGATACCGCATCCTGCAGACCCGGGACTTGGAATAGAGCTAGCCGGGAATAGCGGAGATCAACCTTTCTCTCGCCGTCCTGTTCAGCAACGGACTCGCCAGCACCGCCATCAGAGCCAGCCAGACGACGCACTCGATCAGGAAATGCGCCACGCCCCCACCCGGCGACACCATCCGGATGGCCGTGCCCAGACCCCAACCAGCGCTAATAATCAAAATCGCCGCAATCAGGAGAAACGTCAAATGCTGTGCCGGCCGATGCAGCGTCTGCCTGATAACGAAGATGCCGAGAAACCCAAACTGCCCCAGGAGATCACTGACAACCACAGCAATCGCTGCGCCTAACGGACCTAAGGGATGGATCAGCAGTATTGAAAGGACCAGAAACAAGAGAAACTGAATGGTTTTTGCGCGCACCAATAGTCCGGCCCGATTGCTATAGGTTGCAAACCCGAGCGCCAGGATTGCAGGAGACGTGGCGGCTGTTCCCAGCAACAGGGTGACGGCGAGGCTGGCGTCATAAGGAATCGTGCCCCGGGTCCAGAGATTGAAAAAATCGGGCCAGAACGTAAGCAAGCCCGACACCACGCCAGCGGCCATAATCGTCACCAGGACGGAACCTCGGACATAAAGCCGTCGCATCGGTTCTACCAGGCCGGCCGCATGGTCATGACCGAGTTCGGCCGCGAGCGGCAGTGTGGCTTGCACGCAAAGTGCCCGCAGCAAACCGGCCACTACGCGGGTCAGTCCCCACTGCGCGACAGCGATGTGGTCCGAGACAATGGCGCTGACCAGAAGGACCGGCAAATTGACCAGGGCCAACTCAGTGGTGTTTGCGATCCCGAAAGGCATCGATCTGCGAAACTGCCCCACGGTCCAATGCAGGGAAGGCCGACCCGACGCGCGCCGCAAGAACGGGAACAGCTGCGGCGTGTCCACCCCCAGCAGGTAGACCGCCAAGCCGAGTTGAGCGACCACATAGCCAATGGTGACGGCGAGCAGATGTCCTGTGGTCAGGATAGCCACGAGCTGAGCGAGCTGGCCGATCAACATCGCCGCGTTCTGGATCTGCACCGCGCGACCATAGCGGCCTCTGGCGCGGTAGAGAGCACTCGAGAGGTTCGTCGGTAGCGTCAGCAGTATCCCCATCACCATGATGACAAATGCCGCATCGAAGTCAGCCACGTCTCGAAAGCCGAACACCGCGCTCGGTGGCATCCAGAGGAACACCGCAAAAATCAATGCAGCCAGGATCAGGGCAAAAACAAAATAGATTCGCAGCATCGCCGCGTAGAACTGACCGGTGCGGCCATCGCAATCAGCGATCGCTCTGAAAGCCAAAAACCGATTGATACACCGCACCTGCAGTCCCGCATCGGCCGCCATCGCGAAGTTGCCGGCCGCATAGATGGCAAGCCAGGCAGCCAATACGTCGCCCGTCCAGAAGTGCAGGAAGATTGGGATCAAGGCGACCTGCTGGGTAATCCCGAGCAGGATCTGCAGAAAGTTGGCCGCCCAGCCTTTCTTTAACCTGCGGATGCGTTCAAATCCGGGAGCACTCACGGCCATCTCGCAGCTACGCCCTTGTCGAGATGATGAAGCACCCCTGCCCCCTGGTCTATAACCGCAACTCTCCATGCGGCTACCAGCCCGGCAATGAATTGTCGATACCAGACTGATTGTCGATATTTTCGACGCATTCTATAGTCGGCGGGATAGCCGATCGGGCTCCCTTCGCCGCCGCCATTTTCGGAGATTGATCCCATGGCCTTTCCGCGCGCTTCGCAGGCCCTGTCCCGTTTTACCGTGCTCGATCTGACCCGCGTGCGCTCGGGCCCCACCTGTGTGCGGCAGCTGGCCGATTGGGGCGCCAATGTCATCAAGATCGAGGCCAAAACAGAGGATGCAGGCAGCCTCCGCCGCGGATCGGATTTTCAGAACTTGCACCGCAACAAGCGGGCGATGACCCTGAACCTGAAGGATCCGCGAGGGCGCGAAGTGTTCCTGCGCCTCGTCAGAAGGGCGGACGTCGTGGTCGAGAACTATCGCCCGGACGTGAAGAAGCGCCTTGAGATCGATTACGAGAGCCTGCGCAAGATCAATCCGAAAATCGTGTATGGCAGCATTTCCGGCTTTGGGCAGGACGGGCCTTACCAGAAACGGCCGGGCTTCGATCAGATCGCCCAGGGCATGGGCGGACTGATGTCAATCACCGGCGCACCCGGCGGGGGACCCATGCGGGTCGGCATTCCCGTTGCCGATCTCACCGCAGGGCTGTTTTGCGCGACGGGCATCCTCACGGCCCTTTTGGAGCGCGAGGTCTCCGGTGAAGGCCAGTGGGTGCAGACCTCGCTTCTGCAGGCGCAAATTTTCATGCTCGATTTCCAGGCCGCGCGCTGGCTGATGGAAAAAGAGGTCGCCGGCCAAGCTGGCAATAATCATCCCACCGCAATTCCGACCGGCGTCTACAAAACCTCCGACGGCTTCATCAACATCGCCACCACCGGCGGTCGGATCTGGGAAGACTTCGCCAGGACGCTCGGCTTGTCTGAGCTCATCAGCCGCCCCGAATATGCCACCGCATCCAATCGTTCGAAAAATCGCGATGCGCTGAATGCCGAGATCAATGCCATCACCGAGCAGAGGTCCAGCGATCACTGGGTCACGGCCTTTAACGAAGCGGGCGTGCCCTGCGGCCCGATCTATTCGATCGACGAGGTTTTCGAAGACAAACAGGTGAAGCATCTCGGCCTAGCGCAGAATGTGCCGAATGCCGAGAACCGTCCGATCCGACTCGTGGCCCAGCCGTTCTCGCTCTCACGCACGCCAAGCAGGCTTGTGGCCCCGCCGCCGGATCTCGGCGAACAGACCGACGAGGTGCTTGCCGAATTTGGATTCAGCCAGGAAGAGATTGCCGCGCTCAAGCGCGATGAGGTGGTCTGAGCCGCCGCCTCGGCTCAAGTCCGGCTGGAAATCGGCGCGCCTCGCGCCTCTGCTTCAAAACTCCCTCACATTCTCGGGAGCCGCCGGGGTGCAACGCTGACGTTGGCCGGATTGAGCCATATTAATTAATTCCAGACGATGCCCGACGCGTTGATAAGTCAGAACGATTCCGGGTGTGGCACGTTTTCCTGCCGAAAGCGTGCCTGCACACCAGCCGAAATCCGGACACGGAGTAGTCGCACAGCTTTCACGCTGCCACGTTATCACCCGCCGCACCGACGGAAATAGTGAGGGTCATTGTGAGCCACGATATCGAAGCGAAACTGTCAGGCGATCACTGGGAAACCCTGAAAGCGATACGGCTGTCGGCGCGCGATCCCGTCAGAATTAACGCCGGAGCGCTACAATGGCTGGTGACGAACGGGCTTGCCGTGGTCGATCAGGATCGGCCGCGCCTGACGGCGCACGGTCGCAGCGTACTTCTCAGGGGATCGCCTAGCCTGCTGCAGGATCTGGCGGCCTAAAACACGGCAACCAGCCGCGCCCCGGATTTGAGCGCGCCCTTGAGCTCCGACGTAAGAGCAGAACAATCTCATCGAAAACAAAAAAGGCCCGGCAGCCGATCGGCTGCCGGGCCCTGCAAATCAAAGCGGAACGCGTTCCGTTACCAGCGAATATTGGCGCCACCTATGAACTTGCGCCAATATAAGGTCTGCGCAAATGCCCAGGGAACATCGGGGCGATAAAGCTGATAGCCGCTGTGGATGAAATTGTTCGCCGAACGTATGTTGTCCGTCGTATCGGATATCATCCAGTTAAAGCCGTTACGGTGCGAGCGCCGTTCGGCGGCGCGCATCAAACGTCGCTGCAACCCCTGGCCGACATGGCCGCCCAAGACGCCCACACGTGTGAGATACGCCGCCCGCATCATATGCGTTGATGGAATGATGCCGGCAAATGCGACCGGCACGGCGTCGTGGAATGCAAGCCACCAATGCCCGTCATCAAAGCATGGAACCGGCGCGCCATCGAAAAAGGTCAATCGATGAAGCTCGGCGAGAGCGTCCGCAACCTCGTCGTCGCCGCCATCGACCTCGCGAATCCGATAGCACCGCCCGGGGCAGGCTTTCCGGCATCGAGGGGCGTTCATTTTGCAATCATGAGCTTGTTCCCGAGCCACACCGTGCCGCCCTGCCGATTGCATTTGCTGCGGCCCGGTCCGGATCGAGGCAGCGCCCCTTAACCCCTGGCCCCCTATCGTTTACAAGAACGCTCACCCGCCACCTCGTCTCCAAACTGGTCGCCGTGACCCTAGGCCGGAATGGCAGCCTGCTCGGGCTGCCGTCATGGCATACGTATCGACCGCTCCCCGCTTGGCGTTCGTTTTCCGTGGTATACCAATCGCCGTCTCCATACTGGCTTGCCATGCAAGTTCCGCCTTGGCAGGCAGTACAAAAGAGCAAAACAAGAGCGTGGCGAGAAATCGCATCAGGTTCCTTGGTGGGAGAGGGTCGGTGAGCCGGAGGGAGTGGACGAAAGTTAATCAGACATCCGAGCCAGGAAGTGGTACCGGCAGGGATGAAACATGCTTTGATCGTGGCGTTGCTCACCCTTTGGTCATTCGAAGCTGCCGCTCAGACGCGAATTTCAGCTGCCGAGCCAAACGCTCCTTCAGTGCGTGATCAGATCAAGGCGGTTCGCGCAAAGGACAAGGAGGACGAAGCCAAAGACAAGAACGAACCCCGGCTTTGGGACCGAGATACGAACGGTAAGCGGCCATGGGAGGAAACGCCCCGAGAGCGGCCCCGCTGACGTTCCACCCCCCTCCCTGGAAGGGCGAGCAGGCCTGCGGGTGCGGTAGCATCAGCTTACGGGCAAAGTCATTTCCCCGGACGGAGCGGTCCTTGGCGTCCGAAGTGCCGGCTTTAGCAACCGCCTGTTAAGTCGCGCGTTGATAAAAAGCCTTAAAAGCAATCGACGGACAGTATGACCACTCCTGAACACCACCAAACTAGCGGGCGCTATTTCACAGTGCTCTTTGGGGTGATTGTTGCGGTCTCGATGTTGGGCTGGCTCTATATGTTGGCCAAGCTGGCATTCGCATTTTTGGCTTGGGCCTCAGCCTAGAAATGTAGCTGTCTTTAACGCAGCACATACCAGCATTCCCCACATGGCAAAATTGATCAGCATCCAGTCCAACATGCTGCCACCCCAGCGTTGCCGCCAGGGAAATTGATTCTGATTCGCGCTTTTTTGCCACAAAATCATATTGTGCGGCGCACAGACCCTGGAGGGGTAGGCACTTACGGACCGCGCAGTATTCTGCGCTTCAGATGATCTGAATGGGACCAACGATGTGGCCCCAGCCTAAGAAGAGCGATCACAAGCAGGCCGCTCAAACGGCGTAGCGGGCTCTACATTCGCAGGCCCCGACCAGCGGCGAATGATGATGTCGCGCCCGATCTCATTTGAGCATCTGGCGATGGCTATCGAGCGCCTCGGATGGCGTCATGGGTTCTCAATCATGTTGGAAGGGTCGTTCCCCCTGAGAGAGGGTGGACATTGCGGTGGACCTCGGAGAAGTTTCACTCAGTCCCGAATTAGGATCCATTAACGTGTCACAGAAGCCACTGCCCAATCCTCCGAGGGAATGCATCTTCTGCGGCAAGCGCGGAAAATTAAGCGGCGAACACATCTTTCCGCAGTGGTTCAGTAAAATTGTCCCGCGGTCGGATCAACGGCATTATAGCGTTAGGGCTGACGTCAAAAATCTCAAGGTCGAGATGGACGATCCAGCTATCCGACGAGAAGGCGACCTTGCCAGTCGCAAAATCAAGGCACCCTGCAAAGAATGCAACGAGCGGTGGATGAGTGAAATCGAAACTGCAGCGATTCCGATATTATCGCCTCTGATCCTAGGAAAACCAACCAATCTCTCTCGGGAAGGTCAGATCACGCTAGCAACGTGGGCAACCTTGAAGACTCTTGTAATTGAAGCCTCATTCGTAGCTACTGATCGCGGCATTCCTGCGCAATCCGCTAAAGATTTCTACAAGACCAGACTGCCCTTGGAGCACTGGAATATCTGGATCGGACGATACAACGGCTGCGAGTGGGCAAAAGGTGGCAAGCGTATCTTTCACTGTGGCGCTCTATATGGACCGACTAGTCTAGACTCGATCAAGAACTACGGGCGCTTTGAACGAAAGAATGTACAGACAACGACCGTTTGCGCGGGCCAGTTATTTATCCACATCCTCAGTCATACTCCCGAACTTAACCTAAAGATGGAGTTCAAGGGAGACATCGGAGCGGCTCTGGTTCAAGTTCTACCCTACCACAGAGATGTCGACTGGCCCCCGGCCGACTCGATTGATGATGACCTAGCCGGCTTAATTTCTATGTCGTTGGGCGCCGGTCTAGCCTAGCAGCGTGTCACCGTTGTGCGGCGCGAACAGTTTCCGGCGCGTCGTGAACTCCATCTGATCAGGATAGGTCGTTTTGACGTAAGGAATAAGCGTGTTGTTGATCATGTTGACGATATTTGAATTCCCGAAGTCATTGTGGAATCCGATCATGAGAATGCCCCGGCAATTCCGCGTGTAGTCGAGCGCGTAGGTCAGATATTGATCCAGCGTGGTGCTGCCATCGCCGAAGGTGTTGTTGTTGCAGCAAATGATTTGTTTGGGATCACCTGGCGGGAATGTTTCGCTATAGCCGGGCCAAGGCGGATTATTGCTGGTCTGCATGTTCTTGAAGTTGCGCAGGGTCCGGTAGGCTGCTGACAGTTCGGGATAAGCCGTCATGTCGGCAGGACCGACGTTCGAATAATAGTCCCCGTCGTAGGTATCGCGCCGGATGTTGAGGCCACCGCCCACTGCGGGATAATTTCTGGCGTTAGCGTACTCTTGCGTTCGCTGTGCGGAACTCCACCCATCGACGGTCGCTGCGCTCTCGGTTGAAAAGCTCTTGCCGATCCACTGGCCGCCGCCAGCTTTCATGTCCGCAATAGCGGCCCAATCATACCAGGACGCGGGGTTGGTGCCGATGGTCGTTAACGAAGGAGCCGGCGCGAACTCGACAGGAATGCCGTTCGGTTTGAAGATGTTCAGATAGCCTTGGCTGTATTGCCCGACATAGGTATCGTCATCCGAAATGATGACCGCTCCCTTTGTGCGAGGGTTGGGCACATGGTCAATATTTCCGATTGCGGCAATCGTTCCGTTCGAACCGCGCGTGCCAATGAGAGCAGCGCCGATGACATTGTTCAAGTTGGCACCACCCCCGACCGCGACAGCTTGGCTTATCGGGAATGAAGCAGATTGTGGGCGTCCCGCTACGCCCGTCGAAACGGACGTGGACATCGCCTTGATCAGGGACGCGTTGAACACAAGATGGTAATTGGACGGCAACGCAGACGGACTTCCTGACGAGAACAGTGCGATACCAAAAGCCGTCGGTGATCCCAATCCATGCCAGCCACTCATTGGAGCCCACGTCCAACGAATACTGTCATAGGGACCGATGCTGATAGGGGAACTCAAAAAGGCTTTCGGCACAAACGTACTGGTGCCGCCGTTGAAGGTGCCCTGTATCATCGTCCCGCCCGGATATGGGCTGCCGGACACCGCAACGTCCGCTATCGCGCTACAGCAAAAGGACGACTGCACGTCCGCCGTGGTCTGGAATTTCGCAAGCGTCGTGTAGGGGAACGAGGGATATGGGAAGTCGCCACGTCCCGCTTTCCTCAACGCCGCTGCCCTCCCGAAGCTCGCTCCCATTCGTCCGAAATTCATCTGTTGCCACTCCAAAAAAAGCGGCGCCGAGGTGAACCGGCGCCGTGAGGGTGAGGATGGTTGTTGGTTAGTCGCGCCGTTGCATGACGCGTTCTATCTTCAGTTCAAGGCGTTCACCAAGTTTATCGATTGATTCACGGATACTGGCTGACATGACATCGATCCGGTCACGCGAACTGATCTCGACCTCATGGATTTTCTGGCGAAGCGCGGCGCCCATTTCTCCGGTCTCAAGCCGGAGAGCGTCTAGCCTCGCAACACTGTCACGATCCAGCGCTATCACGTCTCGGCTCATGTTTTCGATTTTGGCTTCGAGCATTTCGCGCTCGCGTTTGTCATTGGCTCTGGCTTCTTCCGCATTCTCAACGTTCGACTCAAGTTTGGTGAACTTGCGTGCACCTCCCCAAAGGGCGGCAATCAGGGCGAGGATGGTCCCGACGCTCAGATAGATTCCGACTTCCTGCACTTCCGATCCCCGTATTCACGTGGCCTCACCGCTTGATAATTCGCGCGACGTTCTCAAATCCGCGTTTGACGAAATAGAAGCCGATAATCAGATTGGCGGCCCAAAGCGCCCATCCGGTGAGCGGATCGGTACTGCCGAGCCCAAGAACCTTGTCCCAGAGCAGAAGCTTGCCGTAATAGAGAAGCGTCACGTATGCGAACAGCTTTTCGACTTCCCAGTGATGGCCGATCTCTGCGATCTTCAACTGCGTCTGGGCTTGAATTTCGGACTGTTGCGCCGCGATCTCAGTCGCCGCCAGATCGGCGGCAATCTTCGCATCGGCATTGGCGGCCTTGAGCTTGAGATTGTAGGCATCGATCAGGCCCTTGATCACGGGGCCGCCGAGAAAACTGATGATCGCCATCCACACTGAACGTTCCCTTCCCGCTCAATTCGGCTTTCGAAGCGACCGCAATCGGGCGAGGATCGTCACCACGGAGATCCCGAGCATGATCCGCCCCACGGTTCTGGCATCGCCGACCGCTTGGGCGAGTTGGTCCTTCAATCCAGGATCACCGAAGGCATCCGCCGTCGCATCGACGCCCTGCAGCATCAAGCCGAAGCCCGCGAGCAGATAGCTCCAGGCAATTGTCAGGGAATGCAGGCAAGAGGCTTTGAGCCGAGCCCAGAGCGTCATAGCGCTGCCTTTAACGTGGCGATGCGATCCTCCGTCGATTTCACGAAGGCTTCGGTGCCGGTGACTAAAATCCTGATCTTGTCCTTGGCAAACCAGCATGCGGCAAACCCGGTCGCAAATGACAGGCCGACGAGAAACAAAGTCATGGCTTTTTCCTTTCGGATTTAAAGAGGGTGGTGAGCAGGCGGTTGAAGAAGGCGCCGATCGATCCGTTGGCTAAATGGCCGATTGAAGGCGAGGCTGGGACTAGAGCTTGCTCGGTATGAATTGGCGCGGACGCAAACCCTGTCCAACGCGCCGCAGGATCGATTGCTATCATCGCCATCAACAGGGCCGCGCAGCCGGGCTGCGCGTCGACCGCGTGCGGGTCGTAGACGCCATCGCGCACATATTTGCCGGCGATATATTGATCCGTGCCGGACCAAAGATATGGCGAAGGCAGGCCGCGTGACGCGTAACCCAAGCCGTTGTAGCGCTCGAGCAAAGTCAGCGCGCCGCCGATTGACCAATCCGCATTGCGTGCCGCACAGGGAGGGCAATTCACCAGCGCATCGATAGCCGCCTCTTCCCAGGAGGTGAAAGGGCCGCGGCCCGCCGGCACGTGAACCGAACGCCGGTCCCAGGGATCGCCCTGCGCCAGCGAGCGCCGCCAATCCTGCGAGGATTCGCGTTCGTGAATGACAGCAATCAGCGGCCAGGGAACGCCTGTTTTGGCCGCGACAGCTTGGTAGGTGGTCTTGGCTGCAACCAGAGATTTAGCTATAGTCATAAAATTCCGGGTCAGCTTGGCGACCGCCCAGCGGCCGGCGTTCGCCGCCTTGAGCGTTGTCGGGTCGGGCATGGGGAAGGTCTCTTATGAAAAGAGCGATATTGCTGCTCGTCGCGACGGTCGCAACTTACGTGTTTCTGACCGAGCAAAACATTTTCGCCTGCTTCGCAGCGGTGATTATTGGCGCTGGCGCCGCGCTGGAGGCCTTCAGGCCTCAGATAATCCGAATGATGTAATTGCAAATGATCGTTGGTTGGACGATCGCGTGAGGAGTGCCGCCACCTGCGGCCACATTGTTGATGGTGACACCCGTTGCCGCCAGGTTGGTGTTGGTTGGTCCATTGAACCACATAGCCAAAAATGAACCGTTTGTACCACCAGCCCCGTTCTGGCTAGTTGCCTGGCCGCCGCCATGAACATGCCCAGGGTCATTTAACGTGTTGGCGTGAATATGGGACGGAATTTCTCCCGTGATTAGCGTGTGGCTTTCGCTTCCCCCAACCGCTCCCATAACGGTCGAGTTCCCGCCAAAATAGCCACTGGTCAGCCTCGTCGCCACTGCCTCCTTCATCGCCGACACTCGCCCGGTCTTGTCCGGCAGATTGAACGTTGTCGATCCGTCGCCGGGGCCGTAGGTCGTACCCATCTGGGAGAAGAGCGCCGCATAAGTGACCCGGGAGATCGCCTGCCCCACCGGGAAAACAAAGGAACTGTTCGGCGCCGTCGGCAGCCAGTAATCCATGCCTGCGCCGAGAGGAACATTGTAGGGATTGCCAAAAAAGCCCCGAAGATAGAACGCGGCATCGGCATTGTTATAGACGGCAACATAGGGCGTCCCCTGGATGATGGTGCCCGCAAGCAGTTCCGCCCCGGGAGCCGACCGCAACGGCCTCGCCCCGAGCGAATCCACATTCAAGGTCACCGTCGCGCCGTTGGTCACGTGCGGCGTAAATGCGATCACTTGGCCGTTGAGATGCGCAAGCGTATCAAACCCCTCGTAGGAAGCCACCGTGTAGGCTGTCGAGCTGCCGCCGGTCACGATCGCGCCCGCGATGTCGTCGCGATATTTGGCGGTCGCCGCCATCATCGCCCTGGCGCTGTCGTTCACGCTCGAGGGCGCCTGGCCCTCCGCCCAGTTGATGGTACTGTCGGCGGTAGCGTCTGCGGAGGCCGTTTGCGACCACTTGTAGAGCGTCATCGTTATCTCCTGGAAAAGAAAAGGCGACCTCTGGGGAGATCGCCTGTCCGGTTGTTTCACGATCTGGATCATCAAGAGCCTTGCGGCTTCGACGCGCGGCGCTTCCTTTCGCGCGGGCCATTTGCGGCGGATTTGACCTCCGCACCCGTATCGTCGCGTGCTTGTCGTGGAGCGTCAGGCGAATGCTAGCAAGGTCATACGAGCGTTGGAACGGACGCCAGCTAGCGCTTGCGTTGTAGCGTCCACGGCGGAAATGGGCCGTCTCCGACAAACGAGTTCAGCTCGGCGTCGCTTGGCAGCCGGGCGAACCGCGTGGGGTCATCCGGATCAATGCCGGCGATGGCGGCTATCCTGTCCGGCAGACCGCCAGAGAAACCGGCACTGTCGGAAGGCACAAGCGGCGCTGCGGATGCATCCGCAGCATGCGATGCGGTTCGCGCGGCCTGAGCCCTCGCCGCGTTTACACGGGAAAGATACAGGAGATAGGCATCGTCGAGCGACAGCGGCCCCTGCGATGCCGGCGGTGTTCGCGAAGAAAATGGCGAAGCCGCGGGGTTTAGACCCGGCCCCGGCGCCGCATCCGCATCGGGAAATGCCAATCCGTTGGATATCGGCTGGGCCGTGATCGGTCCAGACCCGTTGGGTGCAGCCCGCCCGCCTGGCCACGGGCCTGATGTATCGGGCACGGCCGGAACGGTTGGAAAATTTCCGTAGAAATCGCCCATCGGAGAATAGACCGCGTCGGGCTGAAAGGCCGGGACAGGACCATTAATCCGAGGGGATATTCGGTAGGGACCAAATCCATACGTTACGCCCACACCCGGTGTCTTGATTCCAAGACGACGACTCGCTCCAACGCCGGCGCCAGCAGCGGTCACGCTTGTGCCGATGTGGGTCTTTATCGAGCCGCCACCCAAGCTTCCCGATATTGACGTACCAGTCAGGAGACCTTCGAGATCAGAGGAGTAGCCTGCGCCGAGATCAAGGCTGGGCGATCCATAATAGAATTGGGGGTAGATATTTCCGTCATCATCAACGTATGCTCCGCCCCCCACACCACCAATGGGGGTCGGAACGCCGACCGTCCCACCAGCATAAAATCCTTTTTTCACAACTCCTCCTCATCGTTTTGAACCGCTTTTTTTCGATTCACGTTAGCTTGGTATCGCTTCCAATAGTTGCGCGTCGAGGCAACTGCGATGACAAAGACGACCATGAAAAGCCATCCGCCGACTGGATTTTCGTAAAGAAAACAAATCAGCGCCATGCAAAAAATAAAGATGCAGCCGCCCATGAGCGACTGCACATATTCCAGTTGAAGACTCAACGGCGTCGACGGACTAAGCGCGAATTCAGGAACTGCCAGTTTCGAGCGAAAATGATTCTCGTATTGAGGAAAGTAGTCCAGACCATCGACCACCCTTCCGTATTTCCAGACCGACCACGAAAATGCAATCACGCTCACCAACAGGACGAAAGGCACGAAAATCATTCCACTCTCCTCACTAGTGGCCACCATTTAATTCCAGACTTACAAGGAGTCGATATACAGGGTTGCCTTGACACCTTTCAGGATGGTGAAGTCACCCGGCGATCGCGGAAACAGATCCACAAAAACGTCAACGGTTCCCAGACCACGCGGGGCAAAATTGGCGATACGCGCATGTACGGCATACCAGTCGGCAGGCCTGTTGATGTCCTCGGCCTCTCGGGGTCCCGGATGGGGCCTCACGTCAAATCCCGCCGCCTTGAGTATCTCTTCTGCATCATCGAACGCCATTCCCGCCGAGACGTACGCCGTGACGGATGCCGTCATATCGGCCTCGCGATGCAAGGCGACGCTTCGCAGCTCGTCGAACGTCCTCTCAAGTTCCATCCGAAGTTTTTTGGCGAGGTCGTCAATCTCACTGGAGGACATTTTCTTCATGTGTCCGGTCTCGCTGGTCCACGTCATTTGCGCATTTGTCGATTTTGCAACGGCGGCCTTCGGCGTTTGCCCAACTAAAACCGGCTGACCGTTTGAGGTCCCGGCCAACGCGGAGCACGCAGCCATCAGAACAAACCCCACAGCGACCGTCCTTCCTTTCCAATCAAAGAAACTGAGCTCAATCGACATGCCATTCCCCGTATACTTCTCCGACCTTCTAATCAAAGCGATGGAAGTTCCCCACGCGTCGAGGCGACATACGGACGCTCGATGTTGCCGGTATCTCTTTGCAACCAAAATCCGATTTCGGTATCGGAATTTCTGAAGCTCATTGTGTAATGATTATTCTGCTCAAAGGGCGCTCGCGCGAACCTGGAAGTCCGGGAGACGGACATCACCTCATCAACGGTGCAACCCTGCGCCGGCAAATATTTTCTGATTGCAGCCCAAAACGGTTCGTAGCGACGGGTCTTTTCGGCAAGTAGCTCGTCGATTGAACCAACGAGCCTCGCCAGTTTTTGTTCGCACAATGTGGCTTGCGGTTTTGCCGTCCCTTGCGACTCCCTCAATGTCGCGTTCGGCAGATAGAAACGCGTGATCGAATTGGATGCATACCGCTTTAGCAAAATGTCGCCGTCCTTTACGCTGGCGCATCCATAGTTCAATGCGTAAAATTCCATTTGTGGGTCAAATTTTAGAATCACCGCGGAGCGGCGCGAAAGCAGGACAATCGATGAGGCTTCTTCGCCGTTATAGACATCGGCCGGTCCTCCCGCAGCTTCAAGCGCTCGTGCAAACCCGGCTGCGTCCTCCCCAACGAACCATTGCCTGGCGTCTTTCAGAGTGAAAGAGTAGTCTCCTGAAAGACATACTTTCAGAAATTCCGGATTTCGCACCCGCAGCGAAGAAGAGCTCACATCGAATACGGGATCCAGGTCTGATAATTTCGACACCACGATTGTGCTGACGTTGCTATAACGGACGAGCTGATAGGCATGCAGCCCAAGGCGAACAATCTCGCCCACCGCGAAACACGCAGTCATCAGAACAGACCCAACGACAACCGCCCTTTCTCTCCAACCAAAGAAGCTGCGCTTCATCGGCATCAGCGTCCCCCGACTTGTGTCCGGCTCATCAGAAAATCCGCAGAATCCAGAGACCGACGCAACGCGGCTTTTTCGTGCCGCGCGATGTCAAGTGTCGCCGGAAGTTTCAGGAGATTTTGTGCAGGCCGAACCGGCGGCGCCTGAACTATTGGCTTCTATAATGCTGACGTTATGTCGATGATTTGCCCGACGTGACAACCTGTTCGACAACGACGACGGCGATTTCGCTCAAGGGTTGGTTCGGGCCGGCAAGAATGGCCTAAAGTGCGCGTATTCCTCAGTGAGGGACACCCTATTCCTTACCCGCGAGCTCCAGATATTGCGCACAAGCGCAGCTCGGGGCGCGGGCGGTGATCAGATTACGGATCACGCCGATCGGCACGCCCGGGCTCTCGCTGGCGACTGCTTTGGCCTTGGCATCAATGACGGCTTCGATCTCCGCGCGCAACACGCGGATCCTGCTTTCGAGGTCGAGCGCCTCAGTCGCCTGCTTCGCGATTCGGCTTTTCGTCGTCATCTCGGGTGCGGTCATCGGATGTCGTCTCCTGCTCGGGCTGGATGGAAGGTGCAGCGGACGCCGAGATTGCCGCCAGCTTGCGCCGGAGTTCGGCGGCGTCGTTCTGGGCGCGGCGCAACGCTTTTTCTCGCTGCAACTCGTGATCGGCGACAAAGCGCTGCAAGTCATAAGGCAGCGATCGAAAACGCTGCTTGTAGTCGCCAGGCCAGGAGCGTGGCGGAGCGATGCCGGCGACGTCGTCAAGCGCGGCGGCCACCTCGGGCCCCAACGTCGGATCGGCAAGCCCGAGCGAGACATGGGCGGCCTGGATGTCCTGCACGGCCGGCCACAGCCGGTCGATCCCAAGCGGCGCGCAGTCGGCCACAAACCTTGCCACGACGGAGGGCGGCACGGGGAAAACGGCCACACCGTTCAGGGCACACCAACGGGCCAACATTGGCGCGGTCTCAAGCCGGGCCCGCGCCAGCGCGGTGACCAGGGGATTTTCGGCCTTCATCGCCGGGCTTTGCGCAGTGCCTCGTGCACGTCGCCCATTTGCCGCCTGAGCTCCATCAGCCGCACCTGTCGCCTCAAATGATGCGAGCCGGAACCGATCTCGCCCCGTAGTTCGCGGTCGAGTTCTTCCAGCAAGGAGGCACGCCTGGTTTTTCCAAGCAGCGGAAAATGGTCGGCCATCTCCTCAAGGGCGATCGGCTCCGCGGAATTCTCGCCGGTAGCTTCCGGCTGTTCACCGAAGTTGCGATCATCGTCCTGCATGAGCATCTCCCATTGTTTGCTGAAGAGTCCATCGGCTCGATCATTCGAGGCCATTTGACGATGCCTGTGACAGCTGATCATTTCGGAATATTTCGCTTCGCTCGCGGCGGAGGCCTGACGTTGTCGCCATCCAACTCTTCGAGAGTAAGCGCTATTGAATAAAAATGCCCGTAGATATGACTTGCACGACCTTCGCTGTCGCGGGTGATCGCCTTGGGCGGGTAGTAGTACATGGCATCATCCCACTCCCGCGTTCGACGCGATAGCGGCGCGTCGATTTCGTCGGACGAGTCGTAGAAAATACGTAGATAGAGAAGCCCGTCTGAGTAGGATTCGCACGTCCCGACCGCGTGCTCTATCCCCGCCTCCGTAAAGTCGGTCAGCTCGCAGCTCTCCAGGTATCGATCGATGGACCCGACATGAAGGCGAAACCCCTGAGCACTGATCCAGAGCCAAAGGTTACCCTTTATGACGATCGGATTGCAAACCGCAAATAGCCCGAGCGCGAGAAGGATAGTTGCTGCACCTCTCCACCTGCGAGCAATCAGCATTCCCACACCGGCAAGCGGCAGTGCGCTTAAGCTAAAAATGGCAACCAGGCTCCACCACCTCGCAACAGTGGGGGCCAGATACATCAAAAGCGCCAATATGAACCATTGAGACCCGACTAGCAGAACGAACATTACTCTCAGGGCAGACGACATCGCCGGATCTCCACGCACTCAAGCGCCGGAGCCTTGTCCGTCAGACCGCATTTTGTTCGCAGGCTCCGCTTGGTTGCGGCAAAACAATTCAGCAAATTTCATGCAGAAGGCTTGGAGTACCCTTCGCCAAACAACCGCTCATGGAACGGCGAAAGCTGGTCGGTCATCGGCTGCTCCGCCGGTTCGGTAGGATAGTTGGGCCGGCCATCGCTGCCAACCAGCCTCCAGCAATGGTGGGTGCGCTCAGATCGATTCCGGGCGCCACCGCCGGCGAAGTCGCACCGACTGAGAAAGGCTGATCCAGCGAACCGGAACGTGCTCCACCGCGCGGGTCAGGATTTGTCAACGGCGGCCCGGCCGGGCGGGCGGGCGGGGCTGATAGCGGCCTCCGGCTCGGCTGGGTGGAATGCCGACAGGCTGTGCTTGGAGCGGGTATGGTTTCGGTTTGTAGCGGGAGCACGGGCTCAAATGGCTTCGATGGGTTGATCCGTAAAACTCCAAATCTCCAGTCGCCGACCCCGAGATCACCACTACCCATCTGGTTCGCGGAAACGGCGATTGCTGAGCGTGGCCATCGGGTACTCCGGCGCTCACCAGCAATGTCCACTCTCTGCACGAAAAAAGGCCAAACCTTCATCTTAGGGCCAGCTATCCAGAGCCTTTCACGCACACCCAATCTTCAATCTTGCCGCCTGCCGCTTCAATCTTGCCGCCTGCAGCTTCGCATATCTCCGACATTTGTGCTCGCTTTAGGTCTACCCAAACATTCATCGAGATGACGTCAGCGAAATAGAAGTTTCCAAACAGATGAACGGTTCTACCCATTGGATTCAGTGTGCGATCTCTGGAGTTCGGCATCAAATTCCACCACTCACGATTTCTTTCCGAGGCCGGCAACGAAATTTCTCCGCTGGCATCGTAAAACACGCATTCATAAAACGGCTCGTCCAGGAATTGATAACAATCGTGGCAATCACCGACGCGGTAGGTCACATCATCTTTCAAGAAGTTTTTCAGATCACATCGCTGCAGATACCGATCACTTGGCCAGGCATGAAAACGAAACCCCTGTGTCATCGCCCAATATAAGGGCCTGCTGCCGATTACGGGCGCGCTCCAAATAGCCTGCAACCCGAACGCAAGAGCAATAGCCGTAACGCCCTTCCATCGCCTGAAAATCAACATTGCGAGGCCGACCAACAGCAGCGGGATCCAGGCCAGGGTGACGACTGTAGGCATCCAGCTCGCAGTAACCGGCAGGATGAATTTCAGAAATCCATATATGAATCGTTCCAGCCCAAAGAAAGCAATGAACGCGATTCTGAAAATTTTCACCGTTTGCCCTCGAATTAGATCGAAGGCCACTTTCACTCCTCAGAATGACGTTAGTTCGCACTTGTTGCGCATGTCCCACCCATTGTCTTGCCAACTTTTGTGCAAGCCAACTCGCAATTCAGCTTTAGCCCGTCATCACTTCAACAGTCGTTCATACGATCTAAGATCGGTATTCGTGGTCGCGCGTCTCAACTAAAGCGAGCGCGAGAAGCGCGCCGAGCTCACCAGTCCGTGGGCGAACAGCGTTTTTTGAGAAGAGTCCAAGGAGGTCCTTTGTCGATAAAAGGCGAAAGTTGCTCGTCCTGTGGCGGCTGCGAGGCGGGGTTCATGGGACTATCGGGATCAACGCCGGCCAGACCGGCAACCCAGCCGCCAATATTGGAAGGAGACTCTGGATAAGAGGTACTATCCGCAGGCAGTCCATTTTCAGTCGCGCTGTTCATAATCGGGTTCTCACGAGGATAAAGCCCGTTTTCGTACTGTTGATATTCTTTCAGATACGGAACCGGGTCCTTTCCGACAATGCTCGGCAACAGCCACGGAGGGGCGCGGTAGGAGCGTTCGTTTCTTTGCTTTTCGGCAGCTTGCAGCTGATCCATCGTAAACGGATCAAATAATCGCCCGTGGCCACGATCCTCGTCGGGTCCCGTCCCAAAGCCCGGTGCGACGTAGCGAATATCATAAGGAAGTCCTCGACCAAAGGGATCATTGACCAGCTTTCCGATCGCACGACCCGCCTCAATGAGCGGGTTTCTGGAGTTGTACCTATAATCAAAGTCCGTATCGAATGGCCGAATCTCGATTCCTTCGAATCGCTTTGAGCCGTCCGATCCTACAACGACGCGGCCTGAAATACGGGCACTCTCGTCACCGAACACGAACAAGCGTTGCCAATGATCCCTTGAGAGTGGGTCAGTCGTATAGTGTGAGATGCTGGCCTTTAGGGCCGGAGCATTGGCATCTCTGTTGGCGACAAAATCACGCAGATCATAGACGCCGGGAGCAAGGTCCTGGCGTTTGGCAACGCCCTGAATGATGGGAAACATCCCGGGATGGTAGTAGCGGCCCGGTCCTTCTTTGGACATGTACCAATTTCTGTCGACATCGACAGGCGACGGCGGTTGCCCAGGCGAGCCTTGCTCAAAGGAATGATCCTGAAACTTTTGCGCCGTCCAGTACTGCCCGTTCGCGAGCTTTGCGCTCGCTTGAGGTGTCGTACGACATCTTTCTTTTTCAAAGAAAATCCTGCCATCTATCGCCTCGTCGCCTTGCGCGCGTTGTAGAGCGCGACCGCATCGCGGATGTTGCCGGAGCTGGAGAGCTTTGCGCTCAGCGCCTTGAGGTCGGCGTGATCTCGCTCGGCCGCCGACCGTGACTGGCCCGGCCGCTGCACCGACGGCAGCGCTTTCGCCGTGGCCGCATCCCTCGCCTTCATGATCAGGCGATATTTTCCGGCGTCATACATCATGCGCTGAAACGCTGCGTGCCGCATCAGAGGCTCGTTCATGAAGAGATGCCGCAGCTCCGAGGGCCGGATACCGTGCTCATGGGCGAATGCCCGGAGTTCGGCGGCCACCGCGCGCTGGGTCTCCAGCGGCTCGTTCTTCATCATGGTCTCGAAACGGTCGTCTTCAGCCCGGGTGTAGGCTTGAAGCTCGCTCCGCTGCGCTTCCGCCTGGCACGCATTTTCCTGCTGCTGTTGAGCGAACAGGCTCTGGGTGGCGGCCACGCTGGCTTGTAATTGCGTCAGCCGCGACGGATCGCGCCGTCCGATCTCGGCGGCAATTTGCGGCCATTGCTCGGGGGCGACGCCGGCAAATTCCGGGAATTGACCGAGGAAGCTCATCTGCGCGATCCGCGTCGCCGCCGCGAGCCCTTCGGCATAGCCCTGACGTGTCTGTTCGGCCTCGTTGATGCGCTGCTCGATCGCCTGAGCCACCTGCGGGTGACGGAGCGCGCGTGCCAGCTCAGGGTCGAGCCCCTCCGGCGCATCGACCAGGGCTGATTGAGCCTTTGCCTTGTCGCGTACGGCGGGGTCGTTCTCTGCCCGCGGCCGCTCATAGCCCAGGGCCTCGGCCCGCTCTGGATCGTTGACCCACGCCTCCGCCCGCAGCGCATCGACACGCGCGGCAAGCTTGTCGCCCGTGGCGTTCTCAGCCAAGAGCCGATCCGCAGCCACGGCGAAGGCATAATCGCGCGCCGCGCGATCGAGCGTCACGGCGTCAGTCATCGGCGCGGGCTTTCCGTCCTCGCCGCTATAGCCCCTCGCCACTGGCGGTTCGGAAGGCTCGGACAATTGCGCGGCGGCCTCCCGCAACGAGGAAACGTCGCTGCCGATCGCCTCGCTCTTCTTCCTGCCTTGCGGATCGGGCATCAGCCGATAACCGGCCTGGGCGAGATCATGGGCCGCGCCGGTTAGCGCGGCATCGCTGTCACTGGCCATAGACCGTGCTCCGTCGAATGTTGATGGGAGGTTTGCGCGAGGAATTGGGCGGTCGATTTACCCGCCCGCCGGGTGCCGCGGGGATGGCGGCCGGACGAAGCGGCGGCTGGCGAGCCAACGGCGCGGAGGGCGGCGAAATCGGCGCGGCGCCATCGGCATTGTCGTCGGCCGAGGGTTGCGCAAGCAGCGTCCTGAAAAATTGCGGATCGACGGTCGCCAAGCGCGCGGCGCGCTCGCCATAGCGGGCGCGCAGCGCCTGATACTGGCTCATGACATCGCTACCATCGCCGCTTCCCTGTGGCGACGCCTGTCCGCTGTTAAATCCAGCGATGCCGTTGGCGATGGCTGCGAAGGGATTACCGACCGGCGTGTGTGCCCAATTCTGGAAGCCGGCGTAGAGACGATCGCCATTGCTGAGCGTCGATGACGTTGAGCCCGCGGAGGGCGGCGCGGCGGTCGCATTCGGGCCATTGTTGATGCCACCATTGTTAAATCCGGTAATGCCATTCGCGAGCGCCGCGATGGGATTGCCGACCGGCGTATGCGCCCAATTCTGGAATCCAGCCGAGAGACGGTCGCCAAGACGGGGCGAGACCGGCGGCGCGTCGGCATTCAGCGGCTGCGCCGTGCCGAATTGCGGCATCTGATAATTGCCGATCGGGAAATTGCGCGTCTGTCCGTAATCCGGCGTCGGCGGAACGGCTGGCGATGCGGGTGCGCCGGCAGGCGATGTGGATGCAGAGGTTGAAGCCGATGCAGGTGCTGGCGAAACCGGCACCGTCGGCATCGTGGCGCCGAAAAACGGCACAGGCGCCGCTGGTGCGGTGCCGTCGAAGGGCGACGGCTGTTGGGATGGCGCTCCGCCATCGCCCTGCGGCTGGGGAAACAGCCGGGCCATCAGCCCCCCGCCTCCGCCCGCATAGGTCTGCGGATCAAAATAGAAATTGTCGTCGTCAAACAGACCCATGGGACCTCGTTCTCGTAACGGTTTTGGATGTGTGTGGCATCTAGGGAGCGCTGGTCTCGTCAGGATTGTCGCGAATGAATCGCGCACTCGCGCCGCGCAGAGACGCAGCTATCTCGACACGGCCAGCGTCATCCCGGCGAGAGCGGGGCCCGCATTTCCAAGGTAACTGTCGGATGCTCCGAGCCGAGCGATCCAGCTTGCGACGATCTCAAAGCGTCCTAATCGGCTTATCTGGAAAGCTCGCCCAAGAGACTTTTAGCTCACGCGCCCGTCATTCGCTCGTCTCAGGCCAGGCGTGACAAATACGGCCTTGCTCTTTCAACGATTTCGAAGACAGCACGGTCCACGATCGGCTTGCCTTCCAATTGGAAATCGTAGCCGTCGCCAACGTGAACGTAGGCGTTGATTTATTCCAAAATGAATAATGGATCCTGGAGCTCCCGTTTCAGCTCCTTGCTCTCAATAATGTTCAGCACGGGCTACTCAAGAGGCTCGTCATAGCCTTGGGGAAACCAGATGCCCCGCTGCACAACATTGCCTAGATTAGGTAAGACATGATTGGCCTCAAGCTGATCGGGGGTCACGTCGTCAATGACCTTGACAAGCGCCGGGCCGGTAGCACCGAAAACCCGCTCCCGCACCAGCGCAAGGGCATCCTCTCGGCTATAGGCTGTAACACCGCAGCCAAGGTTGACGGCTGTCGGCCTGGGTATCTGTTCGAACTCGAACCAGAACCGGCGAAGGTGAGCCATGCTCCTGTTCCATCTCCTATGCAAAGGCAGCTCGATCGCAGTGAATTATTTGTCACCAAACCGTATTGCTATGCCTGACCGCCGTGCGCCCTATGCACGGCCGCGATCTCTTGCGCGTCCGTTGTAAACGATACCAATCCCGGATAATCGGTCAAATAGACCATCGCCTGATGTTCGCCCGTATCGGAAATGAGTGCGATGGAAGATTGAACCACTACGGTATGGGTTGCGGAAGTCGGCGCAGAGCCGATGGCTCCCCAGGAATGATCCACGGGATTTCTTCCGATGGTCTCAATCGTTGGGTCACCCGGCTCCAGCCAATCCTGCCTCTCCGCCACGTCAATAGTACCGACGGTCCATCCCGCAAATATCTCGTTAGTACCCTTTTTGGAGTCGCATTCCCTTACTTCAAGGGTGTAGGCCTCATACGGACCAAAACGAAACTCCCTCGATCTGAATTCAAAGGAACCACCGGTCTGCAGGTGCAAGATGACACTCCGCAATCCCGCTTGCGAATGAATGACAAACGCGAAACTAGCAATTCTTCGGTCAACAATCCGAGACAAGAGCTTGCTGTTCATGATCAATCGGAGCGCGGCGAATGGGCGGCGGCCTTCGCAAGGATATCGCATATAGCGCGATCCACGAGCGGCCTCCCTTTTGATTCAAAATCGTAGTTCGGCATATCGAGGTGCGCGTTGACATCTTCAAGAGCGAATACGGCATCCGAAAGCTCGTCGCTCAGCGTGTCATCCTCTACAACGGCCGGGATCCCCTCAATTTTCCAGATAAGAGTCTGCAGAGACATCAGATTATGTTGATAGTCTTCGACGGCACCAATCATGAGCTCGATCTGACGAGTCGTGTCCATTAACGTCTCACCGTGATAACCGTAATGACCTGACCATTCGAGCCTGTCACGACTTTCACGCCGTTGGCCCCTCTGTGTTCAATTTCACCTGGATTGTTACCCGGACTAGTTTGCCCGTTCTGGATCGTCTCTTCAACCACAGATGGTGGGATACCACGACCCTGCATTTGGTCGACCGCATGACCTGTATATATGCGGCCTTCGATTTCACCTTCGCGGCAATCTAAAAGCGTCCCACCGCAGATCTATCTGGAGACGCTACTCAAGAAGCGCCCAATAGCTGAACGCCCGTCTTCGCCTCAGCCGAGACGCGACAAATACGGCTTTGCTCTTTCAACGATTTCGAAGACAGCACGGTCCACGATCGGCTTGCCTTCCGATTGGAAATCGTAGCCATCGCCAACCTGAACGTAGGCGTTTATCTCTTCCAGAGTGAATAATGGATCCTGGAGCTCCCGTTTCAGCTCCTTGCTCTCAATAATGTTCAGGAGGCCTTCCACCTTCCAGATCAACGTCTGCAATGACATAAGGCCGTTTTGATAATCCTCAACCGCGCCTAGAAGGAGTTTTAGCTGGTAAGGTTTATCGATCATGATCCACCCGGAAAGACGGTTACAACGCTGCCATCGGACTCGGTGACGACCCTTACACCATTTGCCCCGGTGTAGAGTGTCCTACCTGGCTTGTTGCCCGCAATGGATCGACCGGTCTGGATAGCGCCTTCTACAGCGGATGGCGGAATGCCGCGGGCTTGCATTTGATCCAAAGCGTGACCGATGTAGGTTCGACCGCCGATTTGAGCTGGCAAATTGTTTCCGGGAATAACATTTATCTCATAACCGCTTTTCCCAACAGGTGTCGTTGCGGACTTGTCTCCGAGATTAAACGGTCCCCGGGGAGCTGCCGGCAAGCGGCTTTCTCCCGCAACTCCTCTTGCAAAAAACGGCACCTCGCCAAGCGTCGGCCCGATGCCAGCCAGCGAAGGTCCGATGGCATGAAGGAAGCCCAGCGGATCCTGGACCGCGTCTGTCGCATAGCCGGCGATGTCCTTGCCGGCTTGCAGGATGGTCTGACGATAGAAATCCCCAAGGGCAGTGGAGAACGCATTCGGGACCGCTCCCGGCGCCTGTAAATTTCCAGATGCCTGACCTGTCTGCACTTGAGCGACTGGGATTGGCGTCATCCCCGGATGTACGGGGTCAGGCATCGCGCCGCGCTCGCCAAGCGCCGGCCGCAAGGCCCGATATTGCGCATTCGGACCGAAAGGCTGCGGCGAATAGACCGGCGGGGCAGCTCCCTGCCCAGACTGTGTAAACGGGCTCGTTGAAGGCCACACCCCGAAAGCCGCGGGGATCGACGGCGAGAATGGCGAGGCCAACCAGCCCTCGCCGACATTGGATTGCGGTGGCGCGGCACCGAGGCTCTCCGCATAGGCCTGCGGAAAGAGCCTGCCGAACAGCCCGCCGCTCATCCCGATCTCATCCGGATCGGAATTCCAGTCGTAGCGACCCATGGGTTAAATCAGCCGGCGCGGTTCATGTCGCGCGAGGCGGCGGTGGCGGCGTGATAATCTACTGCCTTCATGCCGCCGATCTCGATCACCGCGTTGGGCGCGACCTTTTCGACATCCTGTGCCAGCAGTCCGATGTGATAGGCCGGCTCGCCCTTGAAGCGATAGCCATAGACCGGCGTGCCGTCGAACAGCGTGCCGACCGGCGCGATGTCTTCCTTCAGCCGCGCATCGGAGGGCATGAATTTCGAAAGCACGCCAAGTCCGCTCATCAGTTTGCTGAACTGATCAACCCCGCTCATCTCCTGGGTGCCGGTGGTAGTGCCCTGGGATTGCGAGCCGAGGCCCGCGATCGGCACGCCGATCTGTGCCAGCATCTGCAGCGCCTGCACCGGTATGCCGCGGCGCTGCGCTTCTTCCGCCAGCGTGGCGTTGGCGCCATAGTTGTTGGCATCGAGCGCGGATTGCGCCGCCGTAATCCCCTGCCCCTGATTGGTAAGGTAGTTCTGTTGCATATTGCCAAGCGTATTGGCCGTGCTGTTGCCGGCGCCATAAAGCGCGTTCGCCGCGTTGATCTGGTTGCTGACATCCTGGTTATATTGCTGGGCGATGATCGGTGCCTCGGCCGCAGCGACCCCGCGTCCATAGGCCATCTGATTGGCGCCTGAGAGATCGCGGCCCGCAGCCGCAAATTGTCCATTGATCGAGCTGCCGACATCGTTCTGGATCTGCGCGAGCTGCGCCGCCAGCGCCGGATTGTTGCCGACCATCGAACCATTGGCGTAGGGTGTGAGCTGGCTCTGCAGCGTGCCGAGATTGGCCTGCACATTTCCGGCTTGCGCATTGGCGCCGCCGCCGCCGAGCAGCGACTGTGCGTAGGAACCGATGCCGCCTGCATAGGGATTGCCCTGCCCGGCATTGGCCTGCAGCGAGTTCAGCGCGCCGGTTTCCGCGGAAGTCAGCCCGGTATTGTTCAAGGCCGAGCCGAGTTGACCGAGAATGCCCTGCAGCATCGGCTGCGCCGGCGCCCAGGGTTGCGTGGTGGAGGATTGCGTTTGCGTGGTGGAGGATTGTCCGCCCATGGAGTTTCTCCGTTGTGCGTGAAAATAAGTGTCCGGACTCGTTTCTGAAAAATAGTCCTGGTCGGTTCTCGTTTTTCCTCGAAGCGCTGACCAAGGCAGGGTTCGAGTGTGAGGGCCAGCGATCTATTAAGTGCGGCGAACCAGAACCCAAATTGGCTTTTCGTCATCGCGCGTGAATTCTCGCAAGCTCAACGAGCCACGGCTGCTAGCATCACTTTGTGCATCGACGTCCGCGAAACCTCCGAAACGCTCCAACATTCCGAGCAGTCCACCAGGTAAACTCGGTCGCCCTTCAGACCGATTTTGCGTTACAAGGAAATTCGGATTGTAATCAGGATCGTTGTAGGGATTCTCGTCAGGAGGATCGACTTCGTGTGGCGGCCGGGGAGGCTCCGGAAATCCGCCACCGGGAGGGACTTGAACGGGTGGAACAAGAGGACCAGGTAGAACATCGTCACTTCGCGGCGAATGAGACGGCAAGTCACGCCATATATGAAAATCGGGCAACTGAGGAGGCTGTTGCTCCTGTAGCGGATTTCCCCCTGAATTGGGATTCAACCACGGTTGGTCCCGCCAAGACGGCAGCGGCGATTTCCGTGGCCGGAAATCGGGCATCAGCGGGCTCGATGAATATGGATAGGAAGGCCAGCGAAATTCATCGCCAAAGTTTCGTTTCATCGATTCTACTCCTCATCGTGTTCCCGGAACGTGTCAGAGCGCTGGCCCTTTGGCTGCGGCGTCTCAGTGAGAATCCGGACTGCATCAAGGCCTCTACGGATCGTAGAGAACGCGGCCGAAATGGAATTTTGACATCAGCGCGTCGACCTCCGACTGGCTTTCCGGATACGCCTCATAGACAATCTGCGTTTTGAGGACGCGGTAGTACCTTGGATTCCACGTCCACAGCACATCGGGATATCGACCCGTCCCGCGATACAGAGCTGCTAGCCTCTTGCGAATGATCCTGCTTTCAGGAGGATCTTCGAAGGCCGGATCTGCCCTTCCGCGGTAGAAACTACGGTTGTAGGAAATGCGCTTGTCTTCGTCTTCGTGGAAGTCACGGGGCGCATCGGGGCACGGCGCATTTTCCAGACGCTCTGGTCCGCCGTCGAGCGAGGGCACCAGCAACGGGCACCGCCGTAAATCGGGCGGATGGTGCCAGGCCAAGACGGTATCCTTCATCACGAAAGTTTTTGGCGTCGCCATCGCGAGATAACTGGCGCAAGCGGAGAAGCAATAATCATAGACCACGACCGATGCGTTTCGATCCGAAAGCGCTTCTGCGAGTTCGGCCGCTCGATTGATATATCCGCCCCGGCTTCGCACCACGAACAAACCGTTCGGTTCGAGTTCACCAGCCAATTTCAAATCAAGCTCAAGCGTTAGATCGCCATCCAGGCACAGCACCCGCCGATCAAGATCAACCGCCATCGGTCGATGCACCGCGCCGCGGCAGAATTCGACAGCCCGCGCATAGACGGAGAAGTCATGGCCCTCGGCGGCGCGGGCGGTTGTGCTCCAGCCCACTAGGAGTAGCGCGCAGAGCACCATCCACTTCGACGAATTGCCCTTGGTCATTTGCGAGCCCTGTCCTGTCCTGCCAACAAATCCGTCCGTCGCAACGCTTTCGGAAACGAATGATCAGCGTCAGATTGAGGCAATTGTCAGCAACGGCCGAGAGGCAAACAGTCATTCGCGCGGAAATTTTTCAGCAGATTTTGTGCAGATGAATTCACGGCGCGTTTCGTGCGCCCGCGCCCGCGGCGCGACGGCAACCTAAGTGTTTTCGGCATTGCGCGTGCAGGAGTGTCAGGCCGAGACATCGTCTTGAAGACGGCGGTGAATGGCGGTGCCATGTCCAAATAGTCGGCCGCGTTGCGACAGGTTAAGCTGGAAAGGTCCTCCGCACCAAGCGATACGCGCGCGGGTCATCGTTTTCACTGGAAGCGACGGCGTTCTCCGGGTCGTCGTCCCTGGCCAGCAACCGTCCTAACAAGCCGCCTTGGGGAGTGTCCTCGGGATTATATTTGGTTCGCTTTTCGGGCGCGAAATTTACCGCGGGAGCGGAGCGATTACCCGGTTGAGCCGAGAGAGGGGCAAGCATTCCATTCACCGATGACGCATTATCTCCTGTAAAATTTTCCCACCAATTTCCAATAGCATTGCCGTCGCCAATCTTGGGTTGGACCGGAGGTGCGGGAGGAGCGGAAAATGATTCTGGAAACCCGTATTCAAAGACGTTGAACCGGCTGGGAATGTGTGCTGCGGCCTGCGAGTCTCGCACTGCTTCAAAATTGTGCTCAGTGATCGGCGACGGAGGGATGGAATCGTGGGGTGCGGAAAGGCTTGCCCACGGATCGAGCGGTGGCTGGCTTTGAGGTAGAGGTCCGGTGTTTTCCCACCAATTTCCGATACCGCGACCATCACTAATCGCGCCGGGCGGCTCAGGCGGAACGAAGTTGAGCCTGGACCCGCCTTTGCGCCAATCAAGAACAGGTTCCCAAGGGACTTCTGTGCCCGGCCAAAACTTGTAGTCCTCGTATATTCCTGAAGACGTATGTTGACTTAAAAATCCGCTCCCCGAAGGCGGTGAGCCTACCTTCGGCATCCACCTGACGAACGCGTTGATAGTAATGATTATCGGACGGATTCCGTCTCGGTTGGGAAACTTCATAGTGGTATTCGCGTAAACGGCCCATCGCTATTTCCTCACTTGAAAAGCTTCCCATTCATTGACTTGCAGTTTCGCCAAGCCGGTAAGGGCAACTAAAAACAATTGGTGCGGCGGAACGCGTGGATTGAAAACATAGATATTTTTTTCCACGCAATCGTTCGGATTCGGCAACCCATTCGGGGAGCGGGTACAAACCCCAAGCGAGACAAGATACTTCGCAAATCGATCGTTATACCTGACAGCGTAAATCGTTCCTGTTATGCCCGTTATGGAGAAACTCCACGGGCAGGCTCTATTATCCACGTCAAACATGACATTCTTGATTGAGAGGATTTGGCTGATTGCCTCACTGAGCTTCGGATCGGGATATTCTTGCTCGTCGAATATGACGCCGTGACGCGAGTCGATCGAAACGCAAGTGACGTGATCCAGTTGAAAATTTGCGCTTCCCCGAGCCGTTACGGCTACATACTCGTTCGAAAAATCCGGCTCATAGACGACTGCAAATATAACTCCGCAAACCGCAACGACCACACAGGCCCAGATCGCGATCTTCTTCATCAACGGCATGGAATTACTCACACATCGCATGGGTTGCTGCGCTTAAAAACTCATATAGCCTGCGCACCTCAATTTTTACTCTCATCCGAATGGCTGCACGCGCTTCGGTGCTTGATTTCGGTGTCAAACGTGATGTTGGAGGATGATATTGCAGATTTTTTGCAGAGAGCTTGTACACTTGGAGAGCTGCGTTTGCGCTCCATTGAAAACCAAGTCGGCCGTAAATTGGAGTTGGCCGGCTGATCGGGAAAGGCACAGCCCGCTCTTGAACGGAGGCGCTGTCTATAAGTTTGCTTTCGGGTCGGTCAGCTCAATCTGCTGAGTGTGCCACACCTTTCAAAAGCGCGATCGCGCCTCGTTCGTGCCCCCTTCGGCGCAAGGCACCAATCTTCCTCTTGATTAAAGGTGGCCGTTCATTGGATTGTTGCCTCACACCATTTGACACAGTCTTCGGCATTTCACCGTCCTGCCCATGCCCGCACAACCGCCTCCCCCTAACGAGACCCCACCGCCCATGGCGGCGCGGCGACCGCGATATAATCTCAAATGGGAAGTGCTGATCCCTTCGGTCGCCTGCTGCGTGGTATGGCCCGTCTTCGTCTACTCGCGCGTTGCTTCCTGGCAAAGCCTGCCTCCCTGGGAGCAGGCGCTTCTTATCGTCGGCTCCGTGATCTGGCTATTCCTATGTCAGGTCCTCTATAACCTGCTGTTTCTGATGGCGCAGAGGCGCTGGCGGATTGCGCGGCCGATCCGGAAAGTTCTGACGTTCATTTTGAACGTGCTCACCCTGTTTATATTCCAGCCTAACCAGCCGTCGAAATCGCGGAAGATCACGGAAGAGCCAGCGCCGGAGGTCGGACCGCCGCCGTCACAAGAGACCGAAGTTCGACCACGACGGATCTGGCCGCTTTATGTGGGTCTCACAAGCTGGTTCCTCGGCTGGCCTTTTCTCGGCTATGAAATTTTTCAGCACACCGAGCCTGGGGATATGTGGCGGTTCTCCCTGTTCGTTGGCGGCAGTCTGGTTTGGCTGCTGATAGTCTATGTGAGCGGGTACAATCTGGTGCTGTTCCTGTACAACGCGATCCGGCAACGCTCGCCGCTAGTCGCGGACATTCTCCATGGACTCTGGCAAACGATCCGTTTGGTGTTCAGGCTTGCGCGATCGATGGCGGGGCAACACCACAGCGGCACGTAGGTCGCAACAACCTAGGGCGCACCTTTTCGTCTCAAATAGTATTGTACCCCCTGTACTACGGCTGGCATGGCATTGCGTATTGTTGGGTAATGCTTTTCGACCGTGGGCGTTACTGTTCGTGACTTCTGTATGTCCTGTCCGATTTTACTATTCGGGAGCGCATCCTCCAGCGCTTGAACAATAGCGCCGGGGACAATGGCATCGTCCAACAATTTCTTAGGGAACCTGCCAGCCATTGCGCGCGACGCTTGAGCAATTCCTGCCCGTCCAGCCTTCCATAGACCCGGAAGCTCGCCCCCAACGATCGCCGGCGCAAATTCACCAATCGTTTCAGCGTAGCGGCCGACCGCGCTTTTAGGTTCGTAGAATTTCGGCGAAAATCTTTCTATTTGGCGGCGGATATTGTTAGGACCTATTGCCTCGACCCATCCGGGTTCTCCTGGAGGAAGATCTGGATAGCCTAAAAAGCGCCTAATTGGGTTCTCGACGTAGTGCTCCGGCAGAAACCCGAAGCCGGTTGCAACAGTGCCTGGTAATCCCACCGTATCGACTACGCCGTTGGCGACGCCGATGCCGAAAGACTTCGCCGTATCCATCGGGTCGAAGAAGGGAGAGGTCTCCTGCACGTTAGGAGAACCGACGCCGTGTCCTGATTGCGCTTGTTGATATGTCTGGCCCGGCGATTGCGGCGGGACTGGTTGGGGCGGCATATTGAGCAATGGCTGTCCGATATTCGGAGCAGCGGATGGCGCTGGCCAACTCGCTCCCGCAATCGGCTGATACTGGTTCTCCTCCGCCGCCAACGAATCCAGCCGACCAAGAAGACCGCCTTCTGCTCTGAAGCCGGAAGAAGCGTTACTATTCGGCGTCCTCGGAAAAGCCCCGCCCTCCTGTTGCTGGCGTTGCATGTCGAGCTGCGCGAGAAGCCAGCCTGGCAAGCCGTTGCCGTAGACTTCAGGATCGTGATCGTATCCATCGTTATAAGCGACGCGACCCATCAGCCGAGCTCCTTGTCCATGATTGAATGTCGGGCTTCAAAGCCGTCGAGCAGTTGCAGCCAGCCCTTGCGGCCAAAGATCCGCAATCGCCGACAGCCCTCGGCCCTGGCGTAGGCCTCGATCCCGGACATCAGCGGCAGCCAGCGCCGCATGTCATGGCCGGCGCAGAGCGTGATGACGCAGACGCGTCCAGCCTCGGTGTCTGCGAGCGCGGTGGCGACCGCCGCTTCCACCGCGCGCCCGCTCCAGGCCATCCACACCAGGCTGCGGCCGGCGAGAATATCGTCCTCGAGGTCCGTGAAGGCGTTCAGCTTGGTGCGCCGGCAAGCGGCTTTCAATAGGGGGCGCAGATGCGGCCAGAATTCGACGATCCGCGCCGGATCGACGCAGACCAGTTCAACCGAGGAGCGCATAGAGAAACGAGCGTCCGGTGGTGGCTGAATTGGCGTGGCTGATGGTGAAGCCGCCATTGGTGACCGTGCTGATATAAAGCGTGCCGTTGCCGATCTCGGTGGCGGCATTGGCGCTCGCCGGGATCAGAAGCGGCACCGATCCCGCGGCGCAATTCCTGTCCGACACAACCGTCGTTGCGCTTGAGGTCGCAAGCGTGACCGACCCCACTGCGTTTGATCGTCCGGCCGCGAGCTGCTGGATGGCGAGAATGACCTTCTTCGGGTCGCTCTCGTTGATGCCGGGAACGTAAACCGTCATAGCGATCCGCTCGTGGTGATGTCGGGCTCGACGCCGGCGCAAAAACTCCAGCTGGTGGCGGCGGGGATGCGCAGCTTGAAGCGGGAGTAGCGGGTATCCCGCCGGAAATCGCAGCGCCCGGTCCTCGCATTGATCGGCACCTCGCTGCCTGCGGTGGCCGACATCTGCTGCGTGTCGCGCCAGGACGCCGAACCATAGACCGCGGCTGCGTCAGTGATGACGCGGAAGCCGCGGATCATCAGCCGTTTGCCATCGGTACCCTGCTCGGCCGTTTCAAGCGTCGCCTCGAGACTGGCGCCACGGAAAAAACCCAGCACATGTCCACCCGAGAATTGCGCCATCTCCGGCTGCACGGCCGTGGCATAGGCATCGAGGCTCAGCGTCAGCGCATCCAGCGAGGAAGAGATGCTGTCGAGGTTTTCCAGCGTCAGCCCGGTCTGCGAGATGCCGAGCAGATATTCGCCGGACATCGCGACGGGGAAAAAGCGATCGAGCAGAAAATCATAGCCGAGCAGCTTGTCGTACAGTCCGACCGCGCCGGAGACGGACTTGTAGGCCCAGTAAACCCGCGTGGAGCGCGGATCAGCCGCGCCGACGAAAAGCTGCAGATTGCCCTTGTCGAGATCGGTCAGGAACGAGCGATCGATCCGCTCGCGGCCGATCTGCTCGGGCGCCCCGCCGGGTTCGATCTTGTGAAAACCCTGGCCGGAATAAAACAGGATCTTCTCGCCGGCACGGATGATCGAATAAGGCGCGTACAATCCCTTGTCCTGGGTGATGCGGTCGATCTGGAAGATGATCGGCGAGCCCGGCACATAGGACATCCGCCGGATCGCCAGATCCTGAAAGATGATTCCGGACTGGTCGCCACCCGCTACGCCGCGCACAATGCCGCCGTCGGGGAAATCCTGAAAATCGGAACTGTTGACCCCGCTCGTCCATGTCGTGGTCGCGTTCAATCCCGACCACTGAATGCGATAGGGCGTGGAGAGCAGCCCGGACAGTACCAGGAAGCGGCCGACCACGCTGATATAGGCGGCTTGCGGCGGCGAGCCTGCGCAATCGGCAAATGCCGTGGAGGACGACAGATCGAACACCTGCAGCGGCGCATTGGCCTGCGTCGCAAAGACCAGGCTTCCGAATTGCGCGAATTGCCACTGGGCGGTGGAGGACAAGGCCGAATAGGTCGAGGCGCCCTTCGATACATCGCCCCAGGTGAAATCGGTGTTGTTCAGCTTGTAGAGCTTGGTGGCCGTTCCGGCGAAGGTAATCACCGTGCCGTCGGATTTGAGCGCATAGAAGGCGCCGCGACAGGCCGAAGGCAGAGCGCTGGTATAGGCCGAAAAGGCGGGAAACGGCCCATAGCCATCACCACGCGGCACCACATTGAGGATGTTGCGCGTGGCCCGCCCTTCATAGTCACTGACATCGGGGCGATATTCGCCGGGTGCAAGAAGCGGCATTATTCACTCGTCCATAAATCAGGAGGCTGCGGAACGGTCGTCCATGAAGGCGCCGGGCCGGCTTTCGCGGTCCAGGTCTCGACCAGAATCGCCGAAGGCGTCCAGGTTTGCGCGGGGGCGGCGGATGAGCTCCAGCCATCGACATCAAAAGGACGTGGAAACCAGGCTTCGAAATCCCGGGTAAGGCTCGACGGAAATCCAAGCAGTGTCACCGTGGCCCGCTCGGCATTCAGCGCAAGTTTGAACGCCGCGGCACGTCCGCTAGAGCTGGTCGCGCCCGACGCGGCCGAAAGGCCGAGCCGCGCGGAAAACGAATTTGGCGTGACGATGTAGCTCACGAATGCCGCCGGCATCCGCCAGGCAAACAGCGCTGGGCTTGCTGAAGCCGTAAACACGGCGATCCCCGCGCTTTCTGTGAGCCGCCCGTAAGCCGCGTTGCCTGCCAGCGCAACGCTCGCCGGATTTGATGGCTGCCGTACAAGGAAAGCCGCGCTCTTTCCTGTTTCAACAAAACCGCCTGCCGCAGCCGTCAGCGTCGCGTTGGTGGTCGCCGGTATCGTCGCCGCGCCAAGCGCGAGCCTTCCAAGCGCGTCAAAGCCGAGCATTGATCAATTGCTTGTTCTTCACCGCGGACTTGTCCAGCTCGGACGGATCGAGATGCGGCGGTTCAACAGCCGATAGCGCCCGGACGGTCAGTTTGCGGATAAGATGGCGGATCAGGATACGATCTCGATTCATACCGCACTCCTAGCCGTAGAAACCTGGGGTGGTTACAGTGCCGGCGACATTGCCTGGGAAGTAGTTTGCCCCGCCACCATTCGCATTGATGATCCCGCCCGTTGCGGCGTTGTAGCGTTTTCCGGTTGCGCTGCCCGAGATCGTGGCGTTGAAGTTCACATAGCTATTTTCGACCACCTCAATGAACGCGTTCGAAAAAGCGGGGGTGCTTGCCACAGTGATGGTGATGCCGTTCCCATAGATGCAGCCGAACCCGTTCGAGGCGCGGAGGTGATAGCCACCACCTGTTCGGACAGTGTAGTCGCTGACAATCTTGATTATCGCACCACCGTTAGCGGTGATGTGGGCATTCACCGCGCTGACGGGCGCGACGTCCAGGTTTCCGATCTCGACGTAAATTGGAGCACCGAAGTCGAAGCACGAACCGCCGCCGGCATTGGTGAATTTGAAGCCCTTGACAGAGTAACTGCTGCTCACAACCCCACTGTTGGTGATGACAGTCCCGGAAGATGGACTCAAAATCACGTTGGCAGGCGTTGTCGTGTCCCCTAGCAAACGAACGAAACCAGTTCCAACGGTTTTCTTGAGAACCACAGCATTGGTATAGGTCCCGGCACCGACCTGAATGGTGACATCGTAGGTGGCGAGATCGAGAGTTGCGGAGACGGTATCCACCGCTTTTTGGATTGTCAGGAAAGCACCGCCAGCACTGTTGACCAGGCCCGTATTGCTATCCGACCCATCTGTACGAACATAGTAAGTGCGAGCACCCGTCAAAACTTCACGGAATGCTGTCGCCGGCGGAGTGATAAACACTTCGGCCGTACCTGACAGGCTGATCGCCGAGTTGCTGTTGGTTGAATTTATAACTGTGCGAGTTAGCGTCGTGCCAGAGGCGGTATAGGTTCCAATACCGATCTCACTATTTGATCCATCTTTAACAGCATAATAAACAGAATCCCCGTCGACGACGCCGGCGAGCGCGAAGGTGAGATAGCCGGCCACCGCGCTGCCGAGCGTGATCGTCCCGGTGCCGGTGGTTGCGGTGTTCACCCGGGCAAGGTTGTAGAGCTTGGCCATGTCAGGTGATCGTCAGCACGCCGTTGACCTGGTCGAGATCGACCGTGAACGTGTTGCCGTTGGTCAGCGTGATCGCCGTGCCGTAGTCCCACCAGCCGATCAGCGGCTTGGTCGCCGACGTGAAATTATAGAGCACCGCATATTGAAACGGACCGATTGAGCCGCCGGAGGCGGTCCAGGCCGGATCGGTGCCGCCGATGAACTTGAAGGTGCCGGAGGTCTGCGAACCCGTAATGGTGCCGATCGATAACCCGCCGGCGGTATAGCCATTGGCGGTCGAGAGATCAGCCGGCGTGTTGTAGACCGTGTTGGTGACGGCAGGCGCGGTGTTGGTGAGATACACTTTATAAACCTGCGCCGTGCCGGTCAGCATGTCGTGCAGCGCATGCGCCAAATCGGCGACAAAGCAGTTGAATTTGTTGAACGATGCCATCAATGCTTCCTTTGAAAAAAATCGCAACAGTCCGAACAAGACCTGGCGGATTGCTGCAAGCCGCGATGTCATGCCGGAGCGCGCCACCGGGTGCAAAGCGCGGCCCGATAATTTGCCGAGCGCGAAATCCGGATTCTCAATTGAGCGGTTTGCAGTTTCCAGATTCGGAAACGCTCTGCGTGGCGTTCGGATGACCAGTGGTGGGCTTTGATGAGGCGCTAAAGCACCTGCCCCGACACCCGCACCGTCATCGGCCCGGCATTGAAGGTCGAGGTCAGCCCGAGATTGTTGAGATCACTGAGCGCGGCCGAAAGCCCCGCGCCCCAGGTCGCGATGCGCTCGTCTTCCCTGAGATAGGGAGCTGTTTCCATCAGCGCGCCGTAGAGATAAAGATCGGGCGCGAGCGTCAGCAGCCAGTTCGCGCCGGTACTGGCGAGCGGCGGGATCACCTGGCGGTAGACCATTTCGACCGTATAGGCGGCATCCGGCGACGGCGCGAGTTCGATCTCGTTGCCGAACACTGTAAAATATCTGGGCTGCGCGGCGACGTCGGAAATGCCGAGGCGGTATTCGTCCATCTGCGTGCCGGACATGAATTCCAGGCAGGGCTTGCCGGTGATGCTGGACAGGCGAACGCGCCGCATCGACTGGAAATCCGCCGGCAGCGAGATGAACTCAGGCTCGCTCGACAGCGGATCGATCAGCGCGGTGGCGCGGCTTTCCATCTGGCGGACGAACAGCAGCCGGTTGAACTTGGCTTCGGCGAGTTGGATGAAGCTCGGAATGCGCGCAATCAGCGTCATGTCCTGGTCGCGCGCGAGATATTCGATGATCGCCGCCTGTAGCGAAGCGTAATCGGTAATGCCTGTCATGGTGTCTCCGCTGACCAGCCGGCTTGCAGCTTCGGCCGGTCGGTTCGCAAATAGGCCCACTCGGGATCTTTGAGCTTGCGCTGCACGATCGCATCGAATTCCGGCGTGAACAGCCGCAGGCCGGTGTTGCCGCGGGCGTGCTCGTCGTCGAGCCAGCGCACATAGATGACGTTGGGAATGCGGGCGACGTGACGACCCCAATCGCTGCGCTGGTCTTCGGCGCGCGAGGCCCTGTTCCATTCCAGAATGGGTTCGACATCCTGACGATGCTCGACCGTGAGGTCCCGGCCCCCGGGGTCGAGGTGCACTGTGGTCTGCAACATGATTTGCGGCCCTCTCGATGGAGCTCTGTTTTCGCGCTCGGGGAATTGCCTTGATCGGCCTCATCAATGAACGTCCGAGGGAGCATCACATGGCGCAGAACCAGCCGGTCTTTTCGTGGTCTTCGATCTTGCTCGGCGCCTGTCTTGTCGGGACGCTCATTTGTGACGCTCCGGCGCAGGCGCAGGGAACGGGCGGCTCGTCCGCCAATCATCCGGGGGTGGCCGGATCAGCTACGGCAACTTATCCCGGTGCGCCGTTTCGCAACACGGTCGGTCAACCCTCGACCTTCCAGAATTCGGTCGGACAGACCATGCGCTTTGGCGGCGCGGCTAATCGCTCCGCTGCTTCGCCTTCCAATCCCGGCAATTTTGAACAGTGGCGCGCCGCTATGCCGCCTATGCGGCGCGGGCGCGAAAAGTCGGCACCGCTCCGAACGGTTTGCCGATCGGCACCACCGGCTCAGGACCGGGCTCGCCAGAGCAGCCGATCAATTCGGGGAGCAGGTGAGCGCCTCAGCGGCGCCCTCCCAAGAAGCTGATCGGCGTCAAGTTCTGGCGCAAAAGCTAAGATTCACGTGGATAGAAAGCACAAACCCGGAACGCTTGGATCGACTCCCGCAAGGGAATCACCGAGCTTTCCGGGTTGAGCCGATTCGCGCCTTCCAAGGGGCCCGGATCGGTCCCGCATCAACCTCTGGAGTCGACTCGCGGGCGCAGGTGCTTTGAAGCAGGGAAACTATTATTCCCTGACCCACCTTAGTCAAGGTCGGCTCCGCAAACATAGGAGCCAATCATGGCTTTCAACTTGTTTATTTCTTACGATCTCGACAAGCCGGGGCAAAACTATGATGCGGTGCATGAACGCATCAAATCACTTGGCCGATGGTACCACGCGCAGCAGTCATTCTTTTATGTGCACACTGCGCGCTCTCCCGAGGAAGCCCATCGGCATGTGTTCGCGGTTATGGACAGCAACGACAAGCTGACCGTCGTCGATGCTACCGAAGCATGGATGTATCCCGCTCCTCCGGCCGATGTCGAAGCCATCAACCGGGTCTGGTTTGAAATGGCTTAGGCCGCTCCGTCATTCATTGAGAGACAAAATCCATGACCGAAAGTGTTCCGCCTAACGTAGACGACACCGCGTGGAGGCGGCACCAAGACCTCTACTCTTCAGTAGGTCAAGCGATCTCCATGTGGGCATCGATGGAGAGCGAAGTTATTGAGATCGCTGCCATCCTTCTGGGAACAACAGAACAGAAAACCGGGCTGGTCTTCTATTCTATCATGAACTTCTTTTCGTGGCTTACCATCATCGATCAGCTATTTACGATCGATTTCAAATACTCCGGCCACAAACCCGGATGGGGCAAATGCGCGGAAACCTTGAAGGCGCTAAACGACACCAGGGTTAGGCTCGCACATCACACGGTGTGGGATAAACCATTGGACGATAGCAAGCCTGCTACCATTGGCCCCGGCAGATACGATACGCGGTCCAAATGGCGCAAGCAGGGCCATCTGAACGAGGACGAAATAATCATATTCACTGCTGCCGTCCTCGACGTCAGCGACAAACTTAAGGCGCTATTGCGAGACCTTCATGCGACCATGAACTCGCCTCAACCATCGCTCGGAACACTTTTTTCACGACTTGACGATCAGCGTATTCAAGAGGAAATTCCGATAGATGTGCTGAGCGCAGCACTGAAAGCCCCGCCTCAATCATCTGGTCAGTAATTTCGATCTCCGGCGCCAGCCCCCGGCAAATCACCGGCGGCGGTGCTCACTCTGGATGTCGGGGTCTGTGGTTTCATGATAATCCCCTCCCTGCGAACTACCCGAACGTCATCACACGGTTTCGGTGACCTTACGCGTGCCGGCGGCCCACTACCCGATCACCGCACCTTTCCCCTCACGCCAGCATATTCAGATTGAACGCATTGCCCTTGGCGGTTGGGCTGTGAGATTGTCGTGCAGGCCATCCGGCGTGTAGGGCGAGGCGCTGCCGAGCCAGTAGCCGGGCCGGCCGGGGTCTTCCACCTGCGCGGCAATGTCGATGCAGGAGGTGATGCCGAGCGGCAACGTCTTTTTCCAGGCGTTCAGTGAAAGACGGACTGACTCCATGGCCTTCAGGGAAGAGCCGCCATCCACCCAGCCATTGCTGGTGGTCGCGGGGTTCGGCGTGGTCGTGGTGAGATGTCCGCCGGCCGCGCCGTGAGAGCCAAAGCCGCCGCGCGCCCCCTTCCCGAGCGAACGCCATCAGACGATCTCGGTGACGTAAAGCGTGCCGGCGGCCGAGACCTGGATGGCCGAGATTTTCTGGCCGGGCGACACCGTAAAATATTCCACCGCCAGCGCGGGCAAGTAGGCGCTCGCGCTGGTCGCGGTCGTGCCGTCGGTGGTGATGAACGCATCCGTGGTGGTAACGACGCGGACCTTGTAGGTCTGCGCGCCCAACGCATTGGTGATGGTGCCCGCCGTGGTCGAATACGCCACGTTCTGGGTGAGGCCGAGACGGCCGGTGCCAATATATTGCATGGGATCAGGCCTGACGGATGACGAGGGAGAAATGCATCGGGATCGAAGCGCCCGATGCGCCAGATGGCGTGAACACCAGCACGTCATCTTCGTTGACCTGCGACAGCGCCACCGTGGTCGGCGCGCCCGAGAACAACTGGCCGGCGGCCGAGCCGGATTGCGTCACGGTGAATGTACCAACCGTGGCGCCCTGGGTGGCGTTGGTGACGGTGATCGTGCCATCCGCGGTGGTGATCGCGCCGCCGAGGATGCCGGTGAACCGGCGGATCGTGCTGCGGAACGGCACGCGGAAATAGGCCGCGACGGGGGACGCGCCGCAGGACGGCGTATAGGCCGTCAGGTTGATGGTGTTGAGCGTGTGATTGCCGGGAAGCGCCATAGAAATCTCCAAAGGAAAAGGCGGCCGCACGCGGCCGCCTGCCAGAGTTCAGGAATGAGAGTGAGCAGCATCAGGACGTGGTGTTATCGAAGATGCCGCCCGAGGCCTTCTCGTTGCGCGCCACCAGCGCATATTCGGCGAGGATCTGCCGGCGCTCGGAATCGCCGGTCTTGGCCAGCGGGATCGAGATCATGTTGCGGCCGTTCAGATAGGCGACCGACCATTTGTCCATTTCCAAAACCAGCACGTCGCGCGCCCGCTGGAAGCGATTGGCCACCACCTTCAGCTTGCCGAAATCCGACTCATAGGCATCGACCGAAGCGACGATCTTCTTGGACTTGGTCTCTTCAAATGCGGTGGCGCGGCCGGTGAAGGTCGAGAACACCTGCTTGTTGAAGGCGCCGGTGAAGATGGTGTCGGGCTTGCCGCCATTGGTCCAGATCGAACTCAGCACGGCCTTCAGCCGCGCCTCGGTGAAAGCGATCTGGGTGCCATCGGTGCGCGTGCCCGTGCCGTCGGCGGCGGACGGATCGGCCGCGCCGCCGGCCGTGCCCTTCGAAGTGTTGGACACGATCCACGACAGGATGGAGGCGGTCTGGCGCGGCGTCGAGGTATTGCCGGCGACCTTGGCCTGGTTGGCGCCGACCAGGATGGTTTCGATGTCGCGCTTCAGCTCGAGGCCTTTCAGCATTTCCTGATAGGCGATCTCATTGTCGCGGCCGGCATGATCGACCGCCTGCTGGGTGCCAGAAACCCGCGCCACCTTGTAGGAGATCTGGCAGAGATTGCCGAGCCGCACCGTCGGCGTGGTGGTGTTGGTGGTGGGATCGTCGCCTTCGAGCTGGGCATTGCCAGCGGAAGCGGCGGCGAGCGCCTGGGTCTGCCATTCGTGGTTGACGGCGGTGGCCTTTTCCTTGTCGGCGCCGCTCATGAACGGCGTATCGGTCGGATCGATCCGGTAGATCATGTCCGAAAGATCTTCGCGGTTGCCGACAGCGGAATAGGTAACGAAGGTGGAAGACGGGAGAGCCATGGGTGGGATTTCCTGTAAGTAAGCTCCGCGAAGCACACGAATGGCCGATCGTCAGCGACCGGACGGCCAGGGAGCATTGAAGGATGAACGACGGCGCGCGATCGGCGCCGGTTGCAGACGTCGAGAACCGCAAGGAAGCTGTCTGTCCGCCGCTATAATTGGCGGGGCGAGATCTCAGCCGCTGAACTGTCGATGTCCTTAGGAAACCCTTCACGGGACCGGTGGCACGAAAATCCAAAGGAGCGGATTTCGGTTCGGTGCGAGGCGGGCGAGACTTTACCGGGCGCCCTTTGCGCTTCAGCTGTCTTCCGAAACGCGATCACGTTTCGGAAGACGGGAAGCGGCTGCCGGGGTCGGCACATAATGGAGGCCTGTATTTTGAGGCCTCGGTTCTGACTTGCTCTGGCTGTTCGCGACTTGAAGGCCAGCGAGGCGAGCCGGAAATAAAAAAGCCCGCAGCCATCTGGGCGCGAGCTCAATTCTTGCGATGATGACGATATGCCGGTGATTTGCCCGACACGTCAATCACGGAAAACGGCACCGCCAGCGATCCAGGACCGTTTAGGTAATAATCGATTACGTCGCGGGTTCCGCGCGTAACGCAGCCCGACGATAGGCTCCGCGAAGCAATCCAGCGCGGTCGGCATTTTGCACAACTGGAGCGCCCTTATTTCCTCCGCCTCTCCCGCGCCAGCCAACCGAACGAACAGGCACATTGCGATCCACTCACCAGAGCTATCAAAAGGCAGAAATAGCGAAAGCGTGACATGACGATCACGGGTGGGTTAGCCGCCGAAGCGGCACCAGCCCCGATGTTCAATCAAACCGCGCCGCGCGCATTCGCCGTGCGTTCCTGGACCACGTCATGCCTAAACTTTCGGGAGATTTAGTGCAGAAGACGGCCCGCCTCCGTGGGGCGATGCTCCGCGCACTCAAAATCTCCGACAGACTTCGTTCCGCTTCAAGACGTTCTCAGGCTCAGCAACGGCATCTGTGAAAACACTTGGCAAATATGATTCGGGCCAATAGCAGTCATCGTCAGCATTCCGCCTAATCGTCGCTGAAGTCCAAGCGCGCATTGGGTCGTAACATCGTGATCCCTTGGCAGAAGGCATCCGTGCTAGGTTGATCCATGCCGAGACCTAGGCCACCAGGCGAAGCACCAAAATTACTCACCGGCGGTGCGATCACGTCAGAACCGCGCATCGTCAATGGCTTGACTGTTCGCCCGCCCGAGAAATTCAACGTGTGGCTATTTGGGCTTCCTTTACTGCCAGATTTCGTGGCACTCCCCATTCTCTCCGGCTTCGGCCTGCATCGATTGATCCGATATCTGAATACGCTGCGGAAGTAGCTTCGGGTCAGACCGCGATGTGAGAGCCGAGTTTGATGGCCTTCAGGTGCACCTGTCGCAGCGCCATGTTGTTTGGGATGGTGATGTGAACGTTACTGTCGAAGACGATCCGATGAAGCCATCCAGCGGATTTGCGATGGTCGACTTGAGTCTGGCCGGCAATCCAAGCCAGGCCGCTTCAAAAATCAATTAGGCCAGTGGGGGTCAAAACAGGCCAGCACCGTCCGTCGGACGGAAACCAATGGCGATCCTATTACGGAATGAGAACCACCATGCAGCACAGGTTCACGCTCCATGATAGTTGTGCTAGACGGATACCATGCTGGACAAACCGATCATGGACCCGCCGCGGATCGCCTCCGCTGCTCGAAGTGGCGATCGGCTGCGCGGTGCGGTACCGTATCTCAAGGCTCTGGCGATCTATTTGTGCTCTCGTCTGGTCGTGTTCTTCGGAGTTATGTTCGGCAAGGTCTATATCGCGCTTGGCAACGAGGACTGGGTTGCCGGCCCCGAATGGTATCATCGGCTTCTGCGATGGGATTCGGAGTGGTACAAGATCATCGCCTCCGAAGGCTATAGTTATGACGGCGACCCACACTTCAAGCAGACTGTGGTGTTCTATCCGCTCTACTCAGCTCTCTGCCGCCTGGCCAGCGAAGTCCTCAGGATCGATGTCGTCGATGCGATGCTGCTGGTCGCCAATTTCGCGGCGGCGACGGCCGTTCTTCTACTCTTTAAGCTGGTCCGGGAGCGCATCGGCGACCGCAACGCATTTGCGACGGTTGCGATGATCTCGTTCTTTCCGTCGTCGGTGTTCCTGTCTGCTGGATATACGGAGTCGCTGGCGCTGCTGCTGATGGTTTCATTCTTTCTTGCGGTCGCCCGGGAGCGGTTTCTTGCGGCCGCCATTCTCGCAGGACTTGCGGTCGCAACGCGCTCCTCCGGCATTTTACTGTTTCCAGTGCTGCTATGGGAATTGTGGCGATGCCGGTTACCGAGGCGATTCTTGATTGAGGCCGTTCCGCTCTCGATCATCGCCACCTCGGGACTGTGGCTCTACGTCGTCTACCTCGGCTTCGCGTTCGGTCATCCAATGGCGTTCGCTGACGTTCAGTCAGCCTTCCACGAGAACACTACCATGTCAGCGCGGCTGCTCTCCGCGCTGACACTGCAGCCATTCGGAAAAATGGATCTGACCGACATGAGGCCCGCGGGTCTTGACCAGTGGTTCACACTGATCTTCATGGCGCTAATCGTCTACTCATGGTTTTCCGGCATCAGCCGAAGCATGACACTGTTCGCCGCCATGGTGCTGGCGCTGCCTTACCTGACCCTAAGCGGCGGTCCAGCAGGGTTCATCTCGATGGCCCGGTTCAATATCGTGTCGTTTCCACTGTTCGTGGCCATGGCGCTGCTGACCGAGCGGTGGCGGTGGGCGGTTCCAGGGGTTATTGGGATCTTCGGCGGCCTGCTATTGATGTATGCGTCTTTGTTTTCGCAGTGGCAGTGGATCGGCTGAGCAACCTGCGGATCATACGCGTTAGCGAGGTCAGAAGATGTCCGTTCCTCTCTCAGGCGCCGACATTGCCTCGCAGTCAGATCACGCCGAAGCGTTTGGGTCGGGCGGCCAGTTGCTTCAATTCGGCCTGCGCCAGCTTGCCGTTCTCGATGACGGCACTCAGGTGGTCCCTCACCTTGGTTACCGTCTGCACGGCTTGCCACAGCCGCTCGCGGCTATCCTGATCGCTTGGCGGGGTTTGTTTCCAGGTGGCAACGTAATCGGATTCCAGTTTGACGAAGGCTTCGGTCAGGAGTTCGTTTTCGATCAGTTGTCGAGCCTGCTGCGCGCGGCTTAGATCAATATTCAATTTGCTTTCATCCATCTGTGGTCCTCTCAGCTCCTTTTTTAAAGACGTTCGCCGTCACGCCGCGAGTGGCGATTTTCTGGCTGGATTTCATTTCTACCTATTCCCCCAATTGGCCGGCCATCTCGAGCAGCGCTGCGGCGAGCTCCTGCGCCTGCCTTGCGCTAAGCTCGACCGGGTCATGGTACGGGCGATCAAGCGCCGCCGTCTTTATGATCCGGATCGAGCAGATAGGTTTCGAGTTTGTAGGTTACATTCGGGCCAGCCACTTCTACCGTGGAGGGCACCGAAATCCGTGCTGCACGCAACCCTGTTATTTCTGACCGCACGGCGGCGCCGAAAGGGAGAAGCACAAGCGCAGCATCTCCAAGCCCCGCCGCTTCGTAAGCAGCGGCAGCGCCATAATTACCCTGTTTGAATTGCTGGTAGGCCAGGTCGCCATAGTAAGCGCCGGGCACGGCGGCGTTGATGGTGTTGTGCAAGAGATTGGTCCAGGGTGATGGACCATCGCCACCAACCGCTGGTCCGGACGCCAGCTTCAGATGTGCATCTGGTACTTGCCAATGCCCAGATCCCTATTTTCCCAATGTACGAAGGTGCGGATGGTCACCAAAAATCGATTCGTACAGCAAACCATCTATGCGGGCGATGATTTCACCCATTAACTTAGTGATCGCCGCTATCTCCTGCTCTGAGCCCGCTTCTCTCGCAAGAAGCAGTGCGGAATTCAGCTCTACAATCGCTTTCTCGGCATGTTCCTGGAATCGTTCGGCAGATTTGATATCCATCAGAGACGCCCCATACATTGTGCTACACACAATCGAAATTCCGACGATTGCAAGTCACCGCTCGGCGACGTCAGAAGATGTAAACACTTATCAACGCATCTACTATAAGCAGCGTGGCTTGCCATGCTGTAATGCTGTTGGCTTGATCCGGTATTCCCGTAATATCGTTCTGCTGGCGTGATTGAGGGTGCCAGCTGTGGAGCATCAGCGCTACCTCTTTGAGAGAGCTCGTCGACGTTCTTATTATCCGATAATTGCATCGGCCGATCTGCGCTGGAATAGCCGGCTTGCATTGCAAGTTGCTTTTGGTTCTCTCCAAGCTGCGCCTGTCCCGGTTGCGCTGGCTGCGCCTGCGTAACGCCACCGCCTCCCGCATTGCCATTGCCGGCAAACGGATCGTAATCGACCGGGACCAGCGAATAGTCGTCAAAATCCGGCTGGTAATCGACCGGCACCAGGGAATAATCAGCCATGGTGCACGACCAGCAGATGTTTGCCGGGACGCGCCGGGTCGGGAACGTAATGATGGCCGTCTTTGGCCTGTCGCGCGCCGGCCACCTGGGGACGCTGAGTATTCTGCGCGCCGCTCGCCAACTTCAGATGCGCGTCCAGCACCGCCATCCGCGCTTCCAGTTCGGCCTTCACCTTGGCGAGTTCGACCTCGGTCTGCGCCTTCATCCGCTGGTGGGTGGCGTCATTCTCCGCCTTCTGCTGCGCGAGCTGCGCGGCATGGACGGCAGCGGCCTGGTCGGCCTGGATGCGGGCCTGCAGCTGCAGCAGTTTCGGGTCCGGCGGCGGGGTCGACGGCTCCGGCGGCGGATGCAGCAATTGTCCGGTGCGCGGATCGACAGCGGTTGGATCGCAGAAGAACTGATCCGGGTTGCGATAGCCCATGATCCGCGACAGTTCGGCGGCGGTGTTGTAGAGCTCGCGGTCGCCGACCAGATTGGCCTTGCCGCCCGCGATCAGCTTCTCCTGCACACCGGCCAGCGCCATCAGCTGGGCGAATTGCTGGGCCTTGCCGCCGGAGCCGAGCCCGACATGAATGGTCATGTCGTCGCGGGTCTTCCAGCCTCTCGGATCGACGTCGACCCAGGCATTGCGCAGCCGCACGGTCTGGCGCTGCTGGCCGTGCTTGCGGATGGTGGCGTGCAGCAGCGAGAACAGGTCACGCACGCCTTCGGCCATCAGCCGCGCGACCAGCTTGATGCGCATCTGCGAAGCGTTGAACACCTGCGCGACGGCGGTTGCCGACTGGTTCTGCAGCGCATCGGCGTCGATGCCCTGCGTCTGCCTGGAAAGCCCGGTGCGGCTTTCCAGCTCGGCGTCGAGATATTGCATCATCGGGAATACCGATCCGGTGATGTCGGGCACGACCTGCCAGTTCAGCCCGCCCGGCTGCCTGGTGCGCACCACGCCGCCCGGGCGCGACACCAGGAGATCATCGAGCGTGTTCGGCCCCGCCATGCCCTCGGCGACCTCGACGCGCGGATTGTTGTGCAGATAGAGATTGTCGAGTGCGCCGCGCTTCAGCGCCGTCTTCTCGCGCTGCAGCGGCATCACCAGGTCGGCGATCGAACGGCCGAAAAAGCGATGGGTGATCGGCACCGCCGTGGTCGCCGCGAACGGCATGGCATCGAACGGAGTAATGCAGGGCACACCATCCTTGCGCAGGATCTCGCCCTGGTCGCCGCCGGTGATGACCTGATAGAGGCTAGCCCGGCCCTCCCCCTCATAGTCCATCCGCACATAATGTTCGGTGATGCGCACCAGCCGCGCGGCGGCGTTGAGGCCGGAGCCGGCGCTGAAATGCTCGTCCACGCTGTCGCGCGACAGCGTCTCGATCTCGGTACTCCCAGTGTAATCGCCAAGCGAACGGATCTGCTCGGCATCGAAGCCTTCGTCGATCAGCTGGCTTTCGGTTTTGGTCACCACTTCGTGGAAGCAGTAGTTGCAATCGCGAAGGGAGCGCGCGCCGCGCTCGATGCCAAATTCCTCCGGCGGCACGCCCATCACGCGCGCCTGCGCGAATTTGCGCGTGGTGACGATGGTGACGTCGTGGGTGATCGCAGCACGCCCAGATGCGGCGCGCGCGGTCGTCGTCGGCAGCGACGGCGCGAGCGCGGGAGTTTTCTCGACCGCTGCATGGTTGGTCGGCGCGGCTTCTTCCATTGTCGGAAGCGAAGGCGACGAGACGGACAAGGTTGACAGGGCCGGCTGCTGCGGCTGGCTCGGCACGGGCGGGACAGGCTTCATTGGGATCAGGTCTCCGTTGGGTCAGGGCAATAAAAAAGGCCCGCTAGGGGCCGTGGGCGAACAAACAGGAATGAGAAGAGTGCGATCAGCGCCAGTCAGAGCCAGGGCCGAACAGCAGGCCGTAAAGCCCGCCGGGCCCGCTCTGCGCTTCCGGCGCTGTCTGTGCGGGCGCAGGCGCGACATATTGTGGCCCGTCCGCGCTCACCGAAGAAGCCCAGCCGGTCATCGGCTCGCCCAGTGGATTGAGATAGCGCTTGCTCAGATAGCGCACCGGCGGCTCGGTGGGCGGCGGGCTGACCGTGCCCTGGCCGGTTTGCGGAGATTGCGGCGGCGGTGGAAGTTCATCTTGAGGTCCGCCTGCTGGGCTCATCAAGAGATGCAAGAACTGTTGAGGCGTGTAAGTGCTTGTCACAGCCGGCGAGATTTCAGGAGAAATCTGACCTCCAGCCTCGATCGCCGTCACCCTTGACTTCCACGGCTCGTATTCCCCGCGAGGGAGAGTGCCATCCACGGAGATAGACGGCACGAAGGTCGAAATATTTCCCCTGATGCCATTTCCGATTGTATCCTGGGATGTCATGCCTTTTCGCAGAAATACGGCATGGATACCCGCACTAGGAAATCCATATTGACGAGTGATTGTGAAGTGCGGTGCGTCGGGGGAACCAGGATTCCAATAATAGGTGGCACCGATTTTGCCCGGAATTTTCCAAGGCCAAGGTACGAAGACAGTCGCGCCATTCGGTCGAGGTTTGGTGTCGTCGCTCATCAAAAACTCCTTGATTTAGACGTGTGTGGAACGTGATCTGGCCTTCACAACTCGGCCAAACGTTGTGATAGTGACGCATCGTTTTGAACCACACCGAAATGACCTATCTTTTTGGCGCCATCTTCGCGATCTGGCTTATCGGCATGGGCTGGTTCGGCGTGCTCATAATCCGGGAAGACATCGGCCTGTCGCAAAATTACGTCGAAGGATCGAACTGGTGGAAAGCCAGTCACTGCTACGGCCTGTTCTCATGGCGAAACTGGATTGGCTATTTCACTCGCCTCCATCCCACGCATTTGACGGAAGCCGGAAAGCAACATCGGGCAAGGGGCGCCCGACTGGAGCTCTTCGGCACGATCTGGGCGATCACCGGCTTCGTGGTGATCGCTTATCTGTCCAGTTACGTCTGGAAATGACACGCGCCAGCCGCCGCAAGAAGAACGAACTGCACCGTTCAGCTCGTCGCCTGCGGCTCATCCGCCTCTTCCGCATCGTCGACGCCATGCGCGGTGTGGGCGACGATCTTCATCGCCCCGCCTGATTCCGCCACCGCCTGGGTCAGGATCGTGAACTGGTCGTCGGTCAGGTCGTAATAGGTTTCCCGGCTTTCCTCCTCACGCTCCTCCCACCACACTTTCACGATGCCGGTCTTCGACAGCAGCGCATCCTTGATGAAGGAATAGAGGACCATGAATCCGGGATTCTGCTGCATGAAGACGTGATTGACGTAATCGGTTTCCTGCGCGGCCGCCGCCTCATCCTCCGGGCCGACGGGCTCGAACCGCACCACCTCATCGGAGCCTGCGAAAATGTCCATCAGATGCGGCATCAACCCTTCGATGGTGTCGGAGACATCGGTGGAGACGGCACGTGAGCGGCCATCCTGTGCCGGCATGTCGCGCGACATGTCGCCGAGGTAATAGTCCATCGCGTCGGCCCGCTCCTCGGCGAGCCGCGCGGCGGAGACCGCCGCCAGCGCGTCGGCCTTCTCGGCGGCGAGCATCGATTTCAGATCAGTCGGGGACAGGCGGGACATTGGATATCCTTTGGTTGGCTTTTGCGGAAAATGATTAAGCACGACGACGCCGTTGGAAACGGCGAAGCGCCGAAGGAGATCGGACCATCGGGAACACGGCGATCTCCGGAGTTAAGTGGGGATGTGAGGAGAACGCCTATGGATAGTTTCAGCAGATTACGCGCGGGCACGGGCATGGTTGATCGCAATGCTGCTTCCGGTTTGAGGTTCCGGTCATGCCCGGACTCGTTCCGGACATCCAAATCTTCGGCGTTGACTCCGCGCCGTAAACGAAATCAGCGGGCGCCCAAGGTCTGGCGGATGTATTGATCGAGCCAATCCTCAAGCGGCGAACGTGCCGGTTGATCGGGAGCTTGCGGATCGGATCCCGCCAACACCGTCACCCAGCGACCGATATCGCCGGGAACGTTAGGTGAAGTCTGCCACGGCGGCAGCATCGCCGGCTGCATGGGCGGCGGAGACCGCGC